TCTTATTCAGCTTTTTTTAGGATCTTATTTTTTTTTTGACTGCACCGAAGCGCCGACAGTGCAGTAACGAAACGATATCTCCTGGACCTGCGCCGCAGTGCAGTAACGAAACGAAGTGTCTAAGTCTACGCGCGGTAGCGCCGAAAGTGCAGTAACGAAACGATATATAAAATAAGCCGAAGGCGCCGATTATAACACAAAATTTCTGCGGGGTCAAGGATTATTTTCACTTTTTTGGAAAAACTTTCCCTTGATAGTCTACCCCGCCGCACTGATAGTGAGTACTTACTATCATCCAAAGGCAATAAAAAACCCGCTTTCGCGGGTTCTTGACTTTTGTCACTTTAGCTGAAGAGTTTCGCTAAGCGGACGATTGTTTCTTTGTTTGCTCTTTCGAGGGAGTTTAAGAAACCGACATCTGTTCCGATTTTTTCCTCTAATGCTCTGACCAAAGCAGTTTTTGTTGGTTCTGCTTTTTTAACCACTTTTTTTGTTTTTTCCATTTTCTTTCTCCTAAATATAAACATATTATATAGGAGAAACCCGCTTTGGTCAATAGCTAAAGCGAAGTTTCTTCAATTATTTTTGCTTCACCTCAATCGCGCCGATTTTATCACACTTTGCCGAGCTTGTCAATAGTTTTTTCAAAAATATCGCCAGAAATTTTATATCCTTGTCAATAGTTGGCGAAAATTTACACAAACCCCGCAAAATGGGCATCTTAGGACCACTTTCCCATGAGAAAACTGCGTAAAACCCCGTAACGGGTGCGCCGAAGTACCAAAACGAAGTGCGAAAGTGATGTACTTGCGCCGAAAGTGCCAAAGTGAAGTACAAAACTGATACTAGTAAGATATTTATATTATAACACACTTTTGCGGGTGTATCAAGAGTTTTCTTGCGTTTTTTGGGGAAATTTGGACAATACCCGACACAGTTCGCGTCCCAGCCCCCGACATTGTTTTGTGTTAATTTACAAATAATTCGCATTTACTATTGACAAATAGACCCAAAGCGCTTATAATATATGTATTATGAAAAAAGACACACAAGAGATAACCCAAAACTACTTCGCAAAACAATCAATTGTAGCAAAGTTTTTTGATAAAGTTATTGACATTCTTGATGACTTTGAGTATAATATACTTATAAACAAAAACAAACAAACATTAAAGGGCAAAAATATGGCAACAACAGCAAAAAATTACACAGACGAAATGGTAGCAAAAATGGTAGAGGCGTACATCGCTGAACCAAACAGAGATACTGTAGACTCATTAGCAGAACAATTCGGCAAAACTACAAGAAGTATTATTGCTAAACTAAGCAGAGAGGGAGTATACCAAGCACAACCTAGAACGACTAAAAGTGGCGAAACAGTAGTAAGCAAATCAGAGTTAGTAACAATGATAGCAGCACACTTCGACATAGAAGTACCGACTCTAGTAAAAGCAGGTAAACAAGACCTACAGAAATTAGCAGACGCAATTCAATCCTAGTGGAGTTAATGGGAATAGGTGGACTGATACTCTCAATCCACCTCCTTATGAGATTTATAGAGTGGGCTAGTCGCCTATAGACTGGAGTGATGACCTAATCATCACATTTTAAAGTGGGAACACGAAAGCAGGAAGTGACTACGGAAGCACATCTAAAAAGAAAGTAGCAAGTTCGACTCTTGTCCTCACTTTCGAAAGGTTCATTCGAATTGAACTCCCACCTTAAAATGTAAAGTATTTGTAAGTTCTCCTAAATAGTTCTTGACAAATGGTAAGAAAGCGTATATAATATATGTATATTCAGAGAAAAGAGAAAGCAAAGGCAATCTTGACTCGCATCATAGAGAACATGGTGTTACCCCGTTGGGATTGAGTTTGAAGTATGAACTACCAAGTAGTAAATAAATCAAAATTCTTCTTGACAAATGGTTAGACATTGAGTATAATATATATTCAGAAACAAAGAAAAAGGACATTAATCGCAAAAATTAATGATTTAGCATTGACCTCCTCGGAGCGAGCGAATAAATAAACGAGAGTTCTTTTTCTACCTTCTAATTTAGGTTTAAAAATTAGGGTGTACCTCTCCCCATAGATGTAGAGGCCGGTCCGACTCACTGGTATTTGTTCGGTAGTTAATCCCTTGACTAGAATAAGGGTCAGGAGATTGTTCAACAGTAGAGAGACTCCTTAAATCAAGTAAACTGCATGATAACCCGATGGCTCACAGGATAACATGTAAAAATGGGAAGTGACCCCGCCGCACAATGAGGGTGGACAGGACTTTGAAACGAACATATTCGATAAGTCTTACAGCGTTCCAAGGAACGATAGTTATTGCACTAGTGCAGTACGTAAGTTGAGCGATAAGCAGTATGTCACGCCAAGCCATTGAGTGCTGAACTGAACAGCGAGAGGAAATCGTAACAACGGAGAGGACTGCATAGTCGTAAGAGTAACTCCTAAACAAGACTTTTCGACAGGTGATTGACGCGTAGATACACCCATAATATCTCGTGATGGCAGCACAGTAGCCATCTTTAAATAATAGCTGTAAAGTGGGCAAGGAGTCTGATTGAGAGACTTCACGCTAACCTGCGGTTTATATACAACCATAGTGTCCCATTGACAGAAAGTGAAGACTTCTTAGAAGTTAGTAGCAGTCTCGAGGGAACTACAAGTAGGAGTCGCCACATACAGTAGGCTTTCGAGCTGAATAAGTGGAGTAACGGCACATAATTGTAGACAGGAAGTATAGATGGGGGCAGTTAGCATTTATTGTGATAAGCTACTATGTACATAGTATAGTGAGTAACGATAGACAAATCAGCGAATAGCAGTATCGTCAACGCGAATGAAGTAACACCTTCGGGATTGAGTTAGACAAGTCTAAACTCTTAGAGTCACTGTTCGGTTGCAGTAAGTCTATTTCGCAAGTACGGAAGATTAATTACCTTTCGTGCGAAGCATAAAAACCAATCTATTGATGAGTTTTTGGGGCAGTTGAATTAACTTTCATCTGCCTTTTTTTATTCCTTCCAAACTACAACATCAAAATTCCCTCCTTAATTAAAAATAGTTCTTGACAAATAGGTCAAATATCTGTATAATATGCTTATAAACAAAAAACAAGAGGATAAAATTATAATGTGGAACGAACTAAAAGAGTGGGAAGAAAGACACAATGCCTTAGTATATGGTGTTCTTACAACAGAAGATGTGAGAGAAACACTTAGTTACTACCAAGGCTTCGATGTATCAGAACCCGAAGAACTACTAGTAGACATTCATGATGTTTCAGAGTCACTAATGAGAGAGTCTATGCACTATGCATACGACAGCTTGGAAGACCCTACATACACTGATATGTTAGACTGCATACATGAAAGACTAATAGATGTACTAAAAGAACGCATTAACGATGCAGTACAAAAACAAAACAACAAATGGGAGAACGCAAACTTATACATCGGAAAGAATGATGTATTCCAAAAGTATGGCGACTTCAAACAACAACAAGCAGAATTAAACCTAAAAGGAGGTGCGTAATGCCAGTAAAATTTAAAGAAAGTGAAAAAGTGTACAGAAAAGGTGTACCAGCAGGAAAACTGCCAACTAGACACTACTACATAAAACAAGTTACCAAAGAGGAGTTGTTCAAGACTGTCAATGAGACAAGAACAAAACCTAAAGTAAGACAAAAGTGCTTAAACGAATTAGTTCGTAGAGGTATCAAGATTGAGTGGTATGCTCCAGAGGTGACATCATGAGGTGGGGAGGCAAAGCAAAACACGTTAGTGTAGTGAAGAAAACTTCACAGGGCGATAGCCACGGCAGAGTAAGTTTAAATATGAACAAAAACAAAAAGCGTTCATTCAAAAAGTACAGAGGTCAAGGAAGATAGTGTTTGAGATAAGTATCTACACACTGATAACAATGTGCGTAATGCTAGTAGTAGTGTTCGCACTTGGGAATGACTGATGGGAATTTTATTACAGTTCCCCACAGTCACCGAAGCAAAGAAATTACGGGCAGCACTTCAAGAGTGCGAAACTGAAATCAAATTGTGTCTAAACGATTTGGCAGAATTAAACGATATGGTGTGCGACCTGACTTGTGAGTATGAATTAATGCTAAACAGGTTGTGCGAATTAAATGGTATTGAACTGCCAGAGGAGTTAAAGTACGAAGATGATTAAAGGTTCAATGATGTATGACCAGTATGGTCGTAAAAGAAAAGTAAAGAAGCTATATACAAAGGCAAAACAGCCAGACTTTGTAGCTCAAAGTAAGAAAACGATGAAGCCTACAGTAGAGATACCTAGTATGCCTGTAGGAGAGTACAAGACTCCAGCAGATAAATCATTTAAGAAAGAAGTAAGTAAACAATACACAGTAAGCATTGCATATAACAAAGGTGCTTACCAAGTTATTCCAAACAAAGAGGTAAAATACATTGGAAAATAAATATAACAGACACTACGCGATTGGTATGTTCGCGAATGGTAGTAAAATAAAAAGCATAGCATACCCACCGAATACAAAACCAAAGTATCAATCACACCCTTCAACAAGGAATACAATACATATGTATATTACTCTGGAGGATGGACAGTCATTTTTAGATGATGAGTTGATTTTAGATAGAAAAAAATGGGACGCTCTACAACAAGCAGAGAAGTTCATATCCGATATTAGTGGAGGTATAGCATAATGAGTAAGATTAACGATTACGCAAAGTTTGTTGATGCCTGTACTTCAAATGAGTCCAAAGACTACACTGCTTTCATCAAAAGAGCAAGTGACTTACAAAGTCAAGGAACTGTAAACGTACCGAGAGTACTAACATCAGCAATAGGAATGTTAGCTGAGAGTGGAGAATTTACTGAGATTATGAAGAAAGTAATCTTTCAAGGTAAAGAATTTAATGAAGCAGAACGCTTTCATATGAAAAGAGAATTAGGCGATATTTTATGGTACTGGATACAAGGTTGTATAGCATTAGGTTATACTCCTGACGAAGTAATGGATGAAAATATTAAAAAACTAGAGGCAAGATACCCGAATGGTTTCGAGGTAGCAAGGTCAGAAAACAGACAACAGGGGGACATATAATGGCAAATCATGTATATTTTACAATAACAAGTAGTGATGACTTTAATTTCTTAGGGGACTCACCTCTGATAGAGACAGAGCAGCGTACAGTAGCTAATTGGGATGGAGAAGGTACTACAGAAACAACTTTTATTAAAGAGTTAGAAGAACAACCTTTCATGGCAAGTATAGAACCTAAGTATACTGATGAGTCTTCATACGATTGGTATTCTAGTAATGTCGGAGCGAAGTGGTGTGCCCTAGAGGAAGTAGATGAGTACAGTTTATATGGCTACTCTGCTTGGGGTGAACCAGCAGAAATGTTTGAACACCTAGCGAGAGCTGTAGCAGACAAGTACCAAAGCGACGTGTCTTTAACAATGACATACGAAGATGAGTTCAGAAACTTCTTTGGGCATGATACTATAACAGTAAGCGATGCTGAAGTAGATTATGACCAGTGCCAAATTGACGGAGACCAATTAACTGCTAAGATTGAAGAAAGAGCAGGGTGTGAAATTGATGATGACTTCTGGGATAAGATGCATACTGATGCAGACGGAGAAGAGTTTGATGGTCAAGAGTACGCAGACGACTTAGTTTATGAGTTCTTTCAAACAGGAGAGTGGTATGACTGAGCACAATGATAGAGTAGAACAACAAAGACTTTTATTAAAAGCAGAGAAGTGGGCTAAACAAGTTAAAGGTCTACACGCTCATAGTCTTGGTTCAATGTGGTATGACGATACTAATAACACAGAAAGTGTATTAGATGTCGAGTACTGGAGTGGACTAGTGGTAAGAGAATACAGAGATGGTTCAGTGAAAAATTTCGGTGAAGTATTAACAGGGGAGGCTTTAATAGGTGAGTATACAAGACACAACTAAAGAAGACCAGTTTATGGAATGGGAAGGTCAGTACGGAACTGAAGAAGCTATAGAGGTAGCAGCAGAGGAGTGGGGAATATCAACCCATAGAGTTAAACAACAAATAATAAAATGGGAGGATGCATGGCATTAAACTATACAGAAGAACAGGTAAGTACAATGATAAAAGAATATATTGAAACACCTACTAGAGAAACAGTAGAGCTTTTAGCTCAGGACATGAACAAGAGTGTTAAATCGATAATTGGAAAATTGTCAAGAGAAGGTGTGTACAAGAAAACCGAGTACGTAACCAAAGCGGGTGAAAAGCCAGTCACCAAGTCCCAGCTGGTGCAAAGCATAGCAGAGGAACTAGGAACAACCTCGAATGAATTAATAGGACTAGAGAAAGCTCCGAAAGAAGCACTGAAACATATTGAAACCCAACTGGAGATTATAAAATGCGTGTAGCAAAACTAACAAAAGACCCGAGAAACTTTGACCTAGTGGATAAGCATGGACATTATGCAGAGTGTCTTGGCTTAACCGAAACCCCAACGGGTTTTCAAATGAGATTAAAATTCGCTGATGACTATCGTACGACTATAGAGACTCAACGTCTAAGGATACTACAAGATTCTAACATCGTAAGAAGTCCCAACGCTTAGCTAGAAATAGTACAAGTTTCAAGAAACAAGATATAGCCACTCAAGTAGTGGCTTTTTTGTACCTGCTTAAAAAATTTTGGTTGGAAGGGGTTGAGCAAATTAAAGAGAAGTTTTTAGTAATTGTTAGTTATTTAGAGTTGTTATGACTTGAGTAAGTCATTTTAGATGTTTTAGATTATGCTTGGTTTATCTTAGTTGATATGTTTATACAATTAATGGATAGTTTTTCTTCATGATTAGTGACTCCTTGATAGTCCGCTTACGCTTCCTATCAGTCGATTCACAGATTAGAAGTAACATCCATAATCGGTAGTTTGTATTAGCTCATTATCTAATTATACATTTATTATATCACAACTTTTATCATAAAGCAAGAAGTGTTTTTCCTAGGGGTATGGATTATCGTATTGGTATGGGATGTAGTTATAATAAAATATATTAAGACTTTAGTTGGTGATTGTTCTTGGGTGGTATTTCGTGAGGACTTTAACTTCTTCGACTTTTCTTTTTTGGAGCAGTTCTAAATGTTTTTCTCGTTGCAAAAAGGTCTTGCTCCTTTTGTAAGTCTCTAGTACGTTTCCTTTTAGTTGCTTTTCTATGCTCATATTTAACTGCTGATGGTTTCTCAAAATGTTGTCTTTCTCGACATTCTTCTTTAATCCCAGCGTTATCACACTTTCTACGGAAGATACGAATTGCCTTTTCAACAGGCATATTTTTACAATCAATGCTCGGCATTTACTTCCTCTCGTTTGTCTTTCTTAGAGTTGAATGTCCAACCTCTTTTTCTTAGATAGTATATCTGTGAGGCGATATTTGACGGATTGCGACCCAGTTTGGATGCAATGTCTTCCGTTGACATATCATTGTAGTTTCGTTTCAAAAATTGTTTTTCGTTATCAGTCCATTTCATAAGTATATTATAAATGAATTTTTTATTCGTGTCAAGAACTATTTTTCTGTAGCTCTATAGCTTTTAAGTCAAGCTCATCCTTTCTTTCAACCCAAAACTCTCCTGCAACTCGATTTCTATTGGGATGGTTAGCTCGTCGAATATAAAAGTGCGGAGCTAATTTCATTATCCACCACTCGAAATTTTCTACTATTAAGTGAGCATTTCGCCCATCTGATAGTCTTGCTACAGCAGGTTTAGTAGACACAGAAAAATGCCCCCACTTCAGAGTTACTCTTTTTAAGTCTGCTATTACATTATCTAGGTATTCTGGTTCAACATGCTCTAGTACATCATGACAAATAACCATTTCACAAGGTTCGGGGGAGGCTGCCACTTCTGCTCTAGATGGTTCATATTCTATGACTTCAATATGAGGATGTGTTTTTGATAAGCCATCTTTGACCATCCCCCAACCTGCACCATAATCTAGTACTCTATTGAACTTTTGAAAACGCATTATTCCTAGAAAGGCGTTGCTCCATAGTCTTAGTCCTGAGTTTCCCCACGTGCCTTTATACTTTTTATGTGTTTGTATTAATACTTGTCTGTATTCTTCGGATATTGTTTTCATACTGTTATTATGAACTATTTTTTAACTCCTGTCAAGAACTATTTTTTGAGGGTTGAATTATTTTGACTCATTTATATAGTTCTTGACAAATACTGAGAAAGTTGATATAATATTGCTATGATAGAAAATATAGATGTAAACTACATTATAATCACAATCTGCCTTATCGGCATTTCATATAACATTGGAAGACAGTTAGGAATAGAGTCAACGATAGACTTTCTGGAGACAGAAGGTATAATCGAGTTTGACAACGAAAAATAGTTCTTGACATTAAGGTTAAATTTTGATATAATTTATTTGTAAGTGAAATAACTCGCTTACATTTTGGCGTCTTGACCGAAAGGCAAGACAAAGTAATACTGAAAAGATTATTTGGAGGAAAAATATAATGAGTATTGATTTAACTAAATTTTGGCTTGGATTAGATAATGGGCTTATGCCGTCTTATACGGAGAGTTCTTATCCTAGATATAACTTAATTGAAAGTAGTGGTGGCTTTAAAATAGACATTGCTGTACCAGGTTGGAATAAAACAGAACTGGAGATTATCGCTGATGGCGAAGAACTCCATATCAAGGGTAATAAAACAACAAAACTAGATGAAGGGGAGAAATTCCTACATCAGGGACTAAGTTTAAAAAGCTTTGAGAGAAGATTTATTCTTAATCCTGACTTACAAGTAACAGATGTAGGTCTACAAGACGGATTATTAACAATACAACTAACTCGGACTCCAAACTCTAAAAGGAAAATATTGGAGATAACATGAAAGCATTAGCTTTTAAAGTTCGAGATGAATTAAACAGGGTAGATGTAGAAGATGCAGTGGAGATGTTACTATTAGTAGCAGTCAGCACAGTGGTCTTTCTAGCAGTCGCACCTTTGACTTAGTTTATTGAAAACAAAACAACAGGGGAAGTGCAAGCTTCCCCACTTTATATATAAAATTATGTACTTAAAAATGAGAGAGGAACACACTATGAACATATCAGCAGAAGGGAAAGCATTAATCAAGAAGTTTGAAGGATGCAAACTAGAGGCATATAGGTGTGCCGCCGGAGTATGGACTATAGGTTATGGTACCATCAAAAATGTCGAAAGAGGACAAACAATAACACAACAACAAGCAGATGATATGTTTGACCACGAGATGAAGGAGTACGAAACTTATGTGAACACAGCGGTAACGGTTCCACTTTCTCAAAATCAGTTCGACGCACTGGTATCTTGGGTGTTCAATCTCGGTAATGGAAATCTACAAGCTTCAACAATGTTGAAAGTCATCAACTCTGGCGATCATGCTGGAGTACCTGCTCAAATCAAAAGGTGGAACAAAGCAGGTGGGAAAGTACTAGACGGGCTAATTCGTAGACGAGAAGCAGAAGCATTGCTCTATCAAGGAGCAATCTGGGAACATGTCTAAAAAACAACAGGAAAACTGGGAAAAACTAAAACAACTCTGGTTTTGGTTTAAAAATCTATTTCTAACCTATCACGAACTAACTGTAAGTTATAATTCTACCTATGGCGACGAAGACGACCAAACTTTCACAGTATCACACTTTTATAAGAAACAAGATAAATATCTTAAGTTCAAAACCGAAGAAGGTGAGATAGTAGAAATACGAGGAGCTGAAGGGCTCAACTACAGGATAAAAGAACTATGAACCAACTTTATATCGGAATTATATTAGTACTAGGACTAGGTAGTTATTACCTATACCAACAAAATCAAGTACTAACAGCAAACAATATGGCACTAGAAGGTGCAGTTGCTACACAAGAAGCGGCAATTAGTAATATGCAGAACGACTTTGCTCTGCAAACACAACAGCTAGGAGCACTTCAACAGAAGTCCCAGCAAACACAGTTAGAAATGAATAGATACCTAGACATTTTTAAAAGACATAATTTAACCAAACTAGCAGCCGCAAAACCGGGCTTACTAGAACCAAAGATAAATAAAGGAACTAAAAATGTATTTGAGTCAATCGAAGAAATTAGCCGTACTATCGACAGTCTTGATAATGGCGTCGAGTTGCAGTCTACTACCAACTAAACAGATAGAAATAACAGCAAAGCCTATGGATAGAAACATAGCACAGCCAATAATGCCTAGAGAGATAGATTTAAAAATACCTTTATGGTATGTTGTTAGTGACAAAAACATTGATGAGTTTCACGAAAGATTAACTAAAGAACATGGACAAGTAGTATTTGTAGCCATGTCAATACCAGATTATGAGTTAATGTCGTATAATATGCAAGAATTAAAGCGTTATATTACAGAACTCAAAGAGGTCGTAGTTTACTATGAAAAAGTAACAGACCCAGAAGCACTAAAATGATAAAAGCACTTAAAATAAAAAATTTACAAGTTATAAGTAGATTAGATAATATGGCTCAAAGTATTTATAACCAACCAGCAACCTATAATCAGTTCCCATCTCCAAATGTAAGTATGGGTGCTCTCAGAGCAAAGATTACTGCCAATGATGGAAAAATAGAAATTAGTAATACTATTGATTGGGTAGGTAGAAATGCTGTTATAGATACTGCAAATGACCTAAAAGTTTTTAGGGATGTATTTCTAGGTAGTTTTAAAAAATATACAGGAACAAGTAAATGGTATTGGGACACTTATGCTGCTATGGTACCTTACTGGGGATGGAATGGATGGCAGAATAGTAAAGGGAAACCAAAGTTATTCATTAGATTTATTCACAATGTCGACAGAGGAGAAACAAGGTTTGTAGCAGATAAAAGGTATAAAAAGATACCTGACCAACATTCAACACAAAATGGAGACTGGACTTGTTTAATAGGTGAGATGAATGGTAATACCGATTGGATGGCTGATAGAAACTTTGGTAAAAAACCTAGATGTGTTATAGAGATGGCAATTCCATCAACTAACAGGAAAGCATGGGATGAAGCCTGTACTTTAGTGAACAGTGCTTAGTAATTTTTTAGCAAAGTGGAGATACTTAAAAATCATGGAGCAGGGTAGTGATATACTAGAAACTAACCCTACAATACAGATGAGATTTGAAGAATTAGAAGAATGGTGCGAACTTTTAGAGTGTAGACTCGAAAAATTGGAGATACAAAATAGAACTGATAGCTAAAAATAATAGTTCACAAACGATACAGTATTTTGACCCAGACAGGGGTTTAGTTAATCTAAGTATGCAAACTATGCAGATTGCAGTTGACTTTATCGCTCCGCACGTTGAAGTACTGCACCGAAACCAGTATAAAGCGTTAAAACATGATATTACAAGTGAGGGTTTGACTAATCCCATTATAGTAATGCCAAATAGTCGTATAAATTATGATGAAGCTATTAGAAATGTAGAAAATATTGTAGAGTACGACACAAAAAAACAATTATTAGCGTACAATGGCAATCAAAGACTCTCTATAATAGAGGAGTTAGGATATTATACTGTTAGCTGCTTTATAGTAGACAATGTAAGACACGCTCATATCTTACAACTACAGTTACAAAATGGAATTATAATAAATGAACCTGCAAGTTAGTATACATGATAAGCACGATATAGTAGGGCATATACCTAATTTTTTATCTGATGAAGAAATAACTCAGCTTTATGAGATAAACAAGGATAGGAAGTGGCCTTTAGCGGCAACACGATGGAGTGGTTATAACTCCAAAATACGCAAGTGTAAAAAAAGAAGTCGGATAGAGTTTCCATTCTACGATAAACTAAAGAAAGCTGTAGACTTATATAATAATAATTCATATAGGTTTCACCTTTATGATGAAAGAAATAAGCACGAAATAAATATGGTTCGATATGATGAACCTGGCATGCACTTTAGAGCTCATAGAGATTACAGACCTGGGTTAAAAGAAATCCATACGGGTATGACAACTAGAAAGATAAGTCTTAGTATTCAACTGAGCCATAGTCATGAGTATGAGGGCGGTGATTTAGAGATAGTTGAGAGTTATACTACTCCTGATGTATTTATAGATAGTAATTGCCCCCCTGAATTTTTAAAACAAAGAGAAACATTTAGACATTCTTTTCCTACAATTAGAAAGAAAGGCTCTCTTACAATATTTACATCAATACATGAACACGAATCTAGACCACTAGTATCAGGTAAAAGAGATATTATAGTAGGATTCTTCAGAGGTGCAGGAGCACCATATTAAATGAAAAAAGCTATTAGTAGCGAGTTAAAAGCTCTCGCTCTTGACATTTTAGACTACCCCCTTGACATGAGAGACACACTGTTTCCTCATGCTCATACCGTACCTTTGTATAAACAAATAATAAAATTTGAAAATTATAATTGTACAAACCCAGGGTGGTACAACAATTCTGATACTTATGTAGAAGAACTAACCAAAAACAATCAAAAACCCACAAATATAGCAGTAATAGAAATAAAAGAGAAATCCTTTCATTTAACTTGCAAAACCCCTTCCCTGATTATTAATCTTACAGATATTCCTTTATATGTTCTCGTTAGTGAAGATAAGCATCGTTTAGATCTTGCTTATGATATTCCTGATAGAGAGCTTTTTGATTATAGTAAAAATAAAATAACTGAAAATAAAATAATTGAAGACCATAGTATACTAATTGGAAATAGATTTTTTCACCAAATTCAAGGCGAAACCGGAGCAAAGTTGTTATATGTCAGATACAATTAGATTATTTATAGGAACGAGCGAAAAGGAAGATTTCCTAATGGAACAGATATATATCTATTCCATTTATAAAAATTTGCCTGTAGACAGAAATATAGAAATAACTTTTTTGAGACCATCTATGTTTCCAGACTGGGATAGAAGTACCTGGGGTACACCTTTTACCTGTTTTAGATATGCAGTTCCAGAATTATGTAACTTTAAGGGCAGAGCTTTATATACAGATGTAGATATGATTAATTTTAGAAATATAGGACATCTATTTGATACGAACCTTGACGATAAACCTTTCGGGTTTGTATGGGATGCTTTATCAGATAATGGAAAATTAGGCAGAAGCCAAGGAAAGGGCAGAGGCTGGTGGTGTGATAGTGTTATGATATACGACTGTGAAAAAGCAAAACCATATATGGATAGTATAGATGTTATGCAGAAATGGAGCAAAAATAACAATACTAGCTATAAGTACAAGTTTGGTGAAAAACTAGGTATGCCACATAAAAAACAATCAAAAGAATTTGTAAATGTTATAGACCCTAGATGGAACTCTTTCGATGGAGCAGACCCTAGTAAAAGTGTAAGTGACGAAGACAGAGGGGACTTTTGGAAGAAAGAGCAGTTTTCTGCCGAATATATGTGGCAACTACATTTAACAGGATTATCTTACCAACCCTGGCACCCAAGGTACAATTGCTTTTCAAAAGCAACCCATTGGAGACAGGATTTAATGGAGATATGGTGGCGTTATGCCGATATTATAAGGAAAATGGAAAATGAGCGTACTATCATTAGATAAATTATTATCCCCAATAGGGATAAAAAGATTTATGGAAGAATACAAAGGTAAGAAGCACTTTATAATTAAGTCAAAAGACAATATATTTAAAGACCACTTTACTTGGGAGGAGTTTGAAAACTATCTTAATCAGTATAACATACAAGCGTGGGACAGAACACCACAACTACAAATAGTACTTCCAAATGGAAGAAAGTGGTGTAAGAAAAAGTCACCAGAAAAGAAAACTAGAGAACAAATATTAAAGTTATGGAGGACAGGTAGTAGTTTTATTATTACTTTGTCTGAATTTTTAAACAAAACAATGTGGAAACAAACGCAGGAATTTGAAAAGTTTTATGGCATAGGATGTGCTAATATATACTGTTCTAATAATAAAGAAGCAAAGACTTTTAATATCCATGCGGACTCCACAGACAACTTTCTTTTCCATGTTAGTGGAAAGATTAGATGGTATATATACAATGAGTTTGCCCCTGAAGGTCAACACGATCCAAGAAATCATAATGATTTTACTATAATGGAGACTGTTGATCTAGATGATGGAGATTTATTGTATATACCGAGAAAGCAGTATCACAAAGTTGATACTCTAAGCCCAAGAATATCAATCAGTTATCACTTCAGGGAACCTTATGAGGGCAATAAGTCACATTCGGAGACAGGAGCTAGAAGTAATTGGTATAATTGGAAGCCGGAGGATATATACAATGGCACAACCGAGTGAACAGTTTAGCGGCGATATGTCGAGAAACGAAGTTGAAATAGACCTTAATAAGTTTATGGCTATGGTTTCAGAAATTGGTGAATTAAAAGCTAAGATTATGGAACTAGAGAACGACAAAGAACCTGATAATCCATGGCAGAAATGGATATGGTTATCGCAAATGGTAGATTCATGGAGAATCTTCCCTAGAATGTTTTTAACTGTATACATAGTATTACTTTATAAGTGTACTATTTGGTTTATGGAACTACCGACACCAACCTTTGAGCAATCAGGGTTAATTTCAGTAGTTGTTGGGGCAGGAGCTGCGTGGTTTGGTCTTTATGCTGGAACAGCAAAAGATAAGATAAACTCAAAATAGTTCTTGACACCTGTTGATAAATTTAGTATAATATACTATATGAAAATAACAGAAACTAAACATAAACCAACCAAGTCAGATAAACCATGCCATTACTGTGGAACTACAGAAAATGAAGATGGATTATGTGGCGAGTATAAGTGCTGGAAATAAATGAATTTATTTTATTTAGACGAAGACTTAGACAAATCAGCTGAGTACCATGTTGACAAGCATATTGTTAAAATGCCTTTAGAGGCAGCACAGTTACTGTGTACAGCAATATGGGTCGACTCAGTACTAGGCTTTGTACCTCGTGCGCTTGACAAGGACGAACGAGAAGTACTAAACAGTAAGAAAGCTAAGATTAAACATCTTCCTATGGAAGAGCGACCTCTTACCCCTTATTTACCAATGATGTATAACCATCCTTGCACAATATGGGTTAGGTCGAGCTTAGATAACTTTGAGTGGACTCATTGTTACGCTAACGCGCTCAATGATGAGTACCACTATCGTTATGGCAAACAACACAAGTCTATAGTAGAAGTAGTAAATAAACTACCTGAGCCACAGAATATGCCTAGGTTAGGACAGACTCCTTTTCTTATGGCTATGCCAGACGAGTTAAAAAACGAAGATGATGTAATTCAATCGTATCGAGATTATTACCACCTAGACAAAGCAACCTTTGCAGAGTGGAAATATAGAGATAAGCCAGATTGGTGGAATGAAGATTTTGCTGATTATGAAAAGAGAATAACTAGATGATAAAAGTAATGATAGGCAAACATGCCTTAATGTTTAAAAAGGGAACTTCTGACGAAGAAATCAATAAAAAATTGTTAGAGTACAGACAGTTCCAAGTATTAAAAAGACCAATAGTGGTCAGGAAAAGTAATGGTGATGAATACCATATGCTTAATGGAGTAAGACTAAATGGCAAAAGACACTAAACAATCATTCCTAAACGCACTTATAGGAGTAAAGGAACCAACAATGGAAACAATGGAACACAGTCAAGTATTAAAACAAAATTTAAAAATACAGATCGATGCGGTAGAAGCAGAGATAGTAACAATTAAAGCTCAACTAGCGAAGAAGAAAGAATATCTAGCTAAGTTAGAGGGTGGTATTGAAGTATTAGAAGAATTGTCTAAAAATGACCATACATATAGTAGATAACTTTTACCCAAACCCAGACGAGGTTAGAGAAAATGCACTAAAGATGTATTTCTACCCTGGACGTAGAGGTAAAAAAATGCACTTTCCTGGGGACAGGACAGTAGGCACTTTCTCAAGTGAGAATAGACTATTTCTAAAGAACAAATTAGAAAAAACTATAGGTGCTAGAATAATAGAATTTCCAGCTAAAAACTCGAATGGAGCATTTACTCTTGGATTAAAAAAAGAAAACGAGTTTCTTAATTGGATTCACCACGATCAAGCAGGTAAGTTTGAGAGTGACTTAAAAAAGTCGGGAGGCAGAGCTTGGGCATGTATAGTATATTTACAACCTAAAGCACTTATTGGAACAGGTACTGGTTTATTTAGAAGTAAAAAAACAGGGCTTGTAACTAAGTCTGACGACTTAAAAATAGATACTAATGCAGGTTTTAAAGGAGAGTGGAAAGCCTCCAACCCAAACTGGGAACTACATACTTATGTTGGGAATGTATACAATAGATGTGTTATTTACCCAGCAAACTACTGGCATGCACCAATGAATGCTTCTTTTGGACATAACAAAGATACAGGAAGATTAGTGCAAGTCGGATTTTTTACAACGGAGAACAATTTATAATGGAATGGCACGACGCAAAATTTAACGAAGATGAGACCATTGCACTTATAACAAAATATATTCAGTCAACCTATAGTAAACACTATAGTATGAGTAAAATACAATCAACAGAGTTTATCTTTGATGCAGGACATGGCGAAGGATTTTGCATAGGCAATGTTATAAAATATGCCCAACGCTATGGAAAGAAAGACGGCAAGAATACTGCTGACTTATTAAAGATAATACATTATGCAATAATATTACTAGGGGTAGAAATTGAGAATCAAGAAACACGAAAACTTGACGGAAGCGAATATAGCTAAGGTTATAGCCGCCCTAGATGGGGAGAAGCCCATCACTAAAAAAGAAGCGTGTGGTATGCTGAATATAGCGTACAACACAACAAGATTAAAAAATATAATTGACAACCATATCGAAACTGTAGAGTTTAGGGACAGAAGAAAAGCACAAAACAAAGGAAAAGGTGCAAATTCCCAAGAAATAAAAATGGTAGTTCAAAGATATATTGATGGCGACAATGTTACTACAATAGCACAAGGTCTTTATAGGTCGCCAGCCTTTGTAAAAGGTATTATAGAAAGATTAGGTGTGCCTCAGAAGTTACCTGAAACAGATTATGCAGGACACAAAGAGGCAATGATACCAGACCAGTGCATAGCTGATTCTTTTGAAATAGGAGAAAAAGTATGGTGCGCTAGAAGGAATCATATGGCACAAGTACTTGATGTACACAAAGACCCGATGTATATGGAAAAATATGGAGCACAATGTTATAAATTATGGGTGGTAACGCCTTGTGATTTGAGCAAGAGTTTCTTTCCACATCTAGACGGGAGCAAAGCAGGTTACTATAGTCACGCGTTATCGTATGAACTAGGTAGTCTAAAACACTTACAACAATATTTGTAAAGAACTCATAAAATGAGAATAAGGAAAACATATGGATTATTTAATAGCATTTTGGCTATCTGGATGGGTCATAGTAATTTGGAAATTGGTTATACCAGCTTTTGAAATAGCAACCCTAGTGGATAAAGACAATGTAGTCCTTAAACATAAAAAATTTGTGATTGGTATAGTGCTGATTTTAGCCTTACCTCTCACGCCATTATTAATGTATGCCGCACTTGATGTTGGCAAACATAGAGAGAGATTCATTAGAAACTTTGTAACAGGATTATTAGGATGACACACGAAAGAATACACTGTGCTATTAAACTAAAAGCACTTATAGAGAAGCTAGATAAACTAGGAGAAGTAGAACCTCCTATGTTAAGTCATGCAATTGAAGACTGCAGAGCATTAGCTCGGGAGTTGAGATATGAATCAGAATTTATCTCTGGTCTCGAATAAAATTAAAATTGGAGTAGTTAGAAACCCTTACGAAAGAGTAATAACGGAGTACCATAATAGTCTTAATTATATAGGTCTAGATAATTGGCTACAAAAATATACAATGACTTCACAGAAGGAAATGTATAAAGATAGCGATATTTTAATAAGGTTAGAAGATTGGAAGCATGAACTACAGGAACATGAGTTAGTTGTGGAAGATACTTCTATTTTGGATAACTTATTTGTAGCACCTATGTGGGAGCAGTGGTACACACTAAAGTCTAAAAGTAGTGTTGCACTAATGTACAGGGAAGATATTACTACTTTTGGGTATAGCATATAGAATTTAGTTCTTGACTCTTGCTTAAACTTTTAGTATAATATATTTATATTAAGGAAATAAGCAATGAGCGATAGGTTTTATACACAAATGCTGGATACCACAGGTTGGTGCCCAGGTTATAAAAATACTATGACTCTTGCCGAATATGAACTAAAATTTAAATTAACAAGGAAAAGAAAAATGGCTTGGACAGACGAAATGAAAGCTCAGGCAGTAGAGATGTATACTGCAGAAGAACCTACTCCCGAAACGAGTATGGAAATAGTTAAAGTTGTAGCTGATGAATTAGGTGAGAGCCCAAATGGAGTCAGAATGATTTTAACAAAGGCAGGAGTTTATGTAAAGAAAACTCCAGCGGCTGGAACTAAATCTAGCGGAACTGGTGGTGGAACTAGAGTCTCTGTAGCAGGTGCTCAGGATGACTTAGCTTCAGCAATCACAGACGCAGGTAAAGAACCAGACACTGCAATTATCAGTAAGCTTACTGGTAAGGCTGCTCAGTATTTCGCACAGTTAATTAACGAACTGAACGACTAACTTTACCCCTTGAAGAACTCAGCTCGTAAGGGCTGGGTCTTCTTTTATCTATAGATTTGACCTTGCAAGATAATACCATTGATAGGACGCTAAAGGACTTTAACTACCTACAAGGAAACTCATGCAAAAAGATGATTTTATAAAGAACGTCAGTAATGCGGGCGACGCCATCATTACCTATCGTAGTCAAAATAGTCGCAGAATGAAATATAATGTTTGCACTATGGATTTTGACAATAAGCATATTCAGACTAAAAAGAATAGGGCTACACCAAACAATAATCAAGTATTACTTTTTTGTTGGGATTGTGATAGCTACAGGCTTTTAGCACCTGAGAATGTTACTTCCATTGTTCCTTTATCAGCGATATTGAAGAATGATAGAACTACATAATGCGCCCCCTGTATATGAAAAGCTAATACATTACAATGAAGAAAAACACGAGAGAGTTTACCTTACTGTAAATAGCTTTAGAAATATAGAATACCTACATATTAGGAAATATTACCTAGACTTTGACGAAGAATGGAAACCGACACGGGACGGCTTAGCTATGCCTATAGACTTTAATAATAGCAAGGCTCTGTTTGAGGGGTTAGTTGAGATTCTATCTATCTCCGAAGTCAAAACAGTTCTTGAAACTCATTTCAAGGATGTATTAGATAAGATTTATTTATAACTCACAAAAATAATACTTGACAAATCCTTAAATTTTCTGTATAATATATGTATGAATAAGACAGAATACCTAGAATATTGTAATCAGAAGTATGCTGAAGGCAATCCTATATTGCCGGACGAGGTATACGACAGACTTACAGAAAACACTGTACTACAAAATAAAGTAGGCTATGTAGAAGTAGGAGAACAAAGATTCAAACACCCTTTCCCAATGTATTCATTACAAAAGGTCTTTATCGGAGAAGATGAGGAACCAAAATGGGACACCACAAAAGCAACTATTATGACTCCTAAACTGGACGGTGCAGCTGTATCTATAACTTATATAGATGGCGTATTATCTCAGGCGTTAACACGTGGCGATGGCAAAGAAGGGCTAGATATTACTGATAAAATTAAAACTATAGTTCCAAATAAAATCTTTAGAACTCAACTTACCCAAATTACAGGTGAGATTGTAGCTCCAAAGGAAATACCTAATGCTAGAAATTATGCAGCAGGTGCATTGAACTTAAAAAGTACAAAAGAATTTCAGTCTCGTGACTTGACTTTCATAGCCTACGGCTGTTCACCAGCCATCTGTCCAGATTGGATAGGAGATATGGGTATGTTAGCGAGTATGGGACTAAACACAGTCACCCAAAGTGATTATAGCCAGTTCCCTCAGGACGGTAAAGTGGTAAGAGTCGACTCTAATATATATTTTGAATCGTTAGGCTACACCGCACACCACCCTAGAGGTAGCTTTGCTCTAAAAACTAGGCAAGCAGGAGTTGTTACTCGATTATTAGATGTTGAATGGAATGTCGGTAAATCAGGTGCAGTTTCACCAGTCGCTATACTCGAACCTTGTGTGATAGGAGAAGCAACCATATCAAGAGCTACACTGCATAACATTGCATATATTGAAGCTCTTGACTTAGAAATAGGTTGTAATGTAGAAGTAATAAGAAGTGGGGAGATAATCCCAAGAATTGTAAAAAGAGTATGATTTCTAAAATAAAACACTATACTTACTTAACTGTAGATGAGCTTTATGATGCCCTACAGTTAAGAGTCGATGGTTTTATTGTCCGTAACAAAGTATGTTACCAGGACTTAGAAGATAAGTACGACAAACACCAGTATTGGATGCTTTGGTATCATAAAGGTGTTATGGTTGGAGTAAATGCACTATGCGACAGAAAAACTTTCTATGGAGATAACGGAGTATCTTACAGATATCCTGCTTTTCGTAGACAAGCTTGGAGGTCTGATTACAAAGGTGGGTGTACCAAAAGAGATTTAACTAAAGGGAAAGAATTTTGTATGAAACAATGGGGCAGTCCCAGAATGATGTGTGAAATAACTTATGAGGGAGGTAAACAACCTTTCTTAGACTTTGGATTTAAAGAAGTTGGTACAAATATAGATTCGGCTGGAAGAACCAATTGGATTTTTGTATATGAACCCGATACTTATTAATATAGATGTTACTGGTCTTTGTAATGAGACCTGTAACTATTGTCCTCGTAGTAGTGGTTATCCAAATGCCAAGCACTATATGAGTATTAGAACATTCGGCAAGTTTGTTTCTAGCTTAGAGGGGTTTGAAGGATATGTGTGTTTCACAGGTAGAGGAGAAAATTCCTTACACCCTGATTTCGGCACTTTAGCTCGAATGTTGCACAATCCAAATAGAACGTATAGAACAAGAATCCTAACTAATGGATATAAATTAGCGGAGCGTATGGCTACTTTTGATTTGTTTGATAGTCTTATAATTAACAGTTATAAATCTAAAGAACAGATGGAAGAAAGAAAAAAGATTATGCCTAGAGCTCAACATAGATACTGGGATCAGAATATGAAACCTGAAGAATGGGGCGAAACGCCTATTCAAGTATCAAATAGAAGTGATATATACAATCGTATTGCCACCGATAGGTCAGCAATTAATGAAGTATGTATATTACCTATGACAAAAGGCTGGGTACATTGGGATGGCAGTATACAACTATGTTGTAATGACTGGACAGACACTAATGTATTTGGTAATATAAACACAGACAACTTTTTTGATGTATGGAAAAATAACCCTGAGTTACAGAAGTTAAAAGAAGAATTAGCCAAAGGCAATAGAAAATATAACCCAATCTGTGCAACATGCAACAGATTACCGACTTCGAGAGATAAGAATAAAATAAAATGGTTGAAAACCTTAAACATGATGTAGACTCAATAGTCAACCTTAGTGGTGGACTAGAATGTGCAGCTGCCTTATGGTACGCTAAAGCTAAAGGATATAATCCTGTGGCTCTACATTTATATAATAAAGTTTGGGGGGAGAGCGCAGACGCACAGCTCGAAGCGGCTCAAAAACAAGCTGACCTAATGAAAGTAAGACTTCTAGTAGACGAAGCAAACATGCCCCAAGACTGGAAAGTTAATAACTATCCTGTTCTTCAACATCAATCAGCTATATGCACATTAATTCAAGGTAATCGAAAGATTAAATGGAAAGCCATTATATGGGGTGCTAACTCAGATGATTCATTCAAACAAAGATTACAATTAAAATTTCCATTCCGTGCTTTAGCCTGTGGATGGAGCAGGACGCTAGACCCACACGGGATTCATCCTCGCCATATATTACAACTGCCTATTAATCTATTCCCTTTTGAATGGATGCAGAAATCAGAGATTGTGGCAGCATTGATACAAGCTAAACCAGACTTACTGGAATTAGTACATAGTTGTACCAAAACGATAAACAAAAAACCTTGTGAAGTTTGTACTAAATGTATAGAACTTGCGTATGCTAAAAAAGCAGCGTGGAAGTCAGTACATAAACAACAAGAAGGCGACTTACGAATATGAGTGCTGGTGGGATTTATAATCACACTTATTTTGATAACCATCCTCTTGAAAAAGAGAAAGCAGGATTGCTCTACGGAATTGTCCTTGTGAATACAGTAACATGGGAACGAGAAACAATAAAAGTAGGAATCGCAAAAGGAACAACATTCAAAGACGTCGTTCGACGAGGGCGTGGCTTTACCAATTACGAAATAAGAATACAGAGAATTTGGAACGGGACGATATACGATTGTTGGAGATGGGAACAGAAACTACACAAGAAATATGAAATTGACAGACATAAAACAGCACATAAGTTCGGTGGTCACACCGAATGTTTCTGCATGGACTCAAAAATATTGGAGGACTTCCCCAAAAAGCATGAAATATTTAGGGATTAGTGAAGGGTTTCATGACGCTGGAGTAGCAGTCATGAGAAATAATGAAATTTTATTTGCAACACATGCAGAGAGGTATACTCGTGTAAAGAATACTCGATGGGTACCTGACTATTTAAAAACTACTGACCACGATGTTAGTGTTTTTTATGAAGATATTAAGTTAAAAAACGAAAGACGAGAACAACATCATATGAAACCCCATGAAGGGAATGAGTATGATGAATTTGTAGGACACCATGAGAGTCATATGGCAGCAGGATATTATACTGCTCCTTTTAAAGATGATGTAGTATGCGTTGTAATAGATGCAATCGGTGAGTATGATACAGCAACTATCTGGAAAGATAGAAAGAAAGTCTGGAGCAAAAGATACCCTAGTAGTTTAGGTCTATTCTATAGTGCTATCACGAAACGCATCGGATTAAAACCAAACGAAGATGAATACATTACAATGGGTATGGCAGCTTATGGCACTCCTAGTATTGATATGGGTGATATAATAAATACGAATCTACACAAAGGAATTAGTATTAACAAATGGTTTTGGCAAACTCCTGAAGATATAGCGGCTTCAGCTCAGTTGTTTTTAGAACATGAGATACATAACATAATGTTAGAGGCTAGAAAGTACGGAAGAAAATTAGTTTATGGAGGTGGAGTAGCATTAAACTGCGTGGCAAATTCAAAAATAAGACCAATGTTTGATGATATGTGGATATTTCCAAGCCCAGGTGACGCTGGGAGTGCATTAGGTTGTATACTTGCTCACAGAAAAGAGCATATAAACTTCAAAGATTGTTTTTTAGGACATAATATAGATCAAGAAATAAATCCAGTAGAAGTAGTAAAAGAAATTATAAGTAATAAAGTAGTTGGAATAGCTAATGGCAAAGCTGAGTTCGGACCTCGTGCTTTTGGTAACAGAAGTTTACTAGGAGATGTTAGGTTCGATATCAAAGATACAGTCAATGCGATTAAACGCAGACAGAAATTTAGACCATTTGCTCCAGCAATATTAGAGGAATACGTAGATGAATATTTTGAAGGGTATACTAATGAGTATATGCAATTCGTGGCAAAAGCAAAACACGACTATAGTTCGGTCACACATGTTGATGGGACAGCACGAGTACAAGTGGTTCGCAAAGACTGCACCTCAGCACTACGACGTATACTAGAGGTGTACTATGATATTACTAAAGTACCTATGTTATTAAACACCAGTTTGAATATTAAAGGTGAACCTATGGTTAACACTTGGGAGCAGGCATTAGACTTTCAGCATAAGTATGGAGTAAAAGTATTTTGATTTATTGGAATGGATGTAGCTTTGTACAAGGCATGGAAATAGAAAGAGTTCAAGACCAGTTTGCTTGGATAGTATCGAATCATTTTGGACAAGATATGTTAAGGCACTCCAAAGTAGGAGGAAGCAACGACAGAATTTTTAGGAATATGATAGATGATTTTATGCATCCCCAAGGAATTACTGCAAATGATCAAGTCTGGGGTAAGGAGGCAGCCGATCCAGTAAAGATTGTCGCAGCAAGACCTAAAATGGTTATCATAGTTTGGTCAAATATAAACAGATTTGAATATTTAAATCGTGCTAATAATACTTGGAGGCAAGCTGCTTGGACAAGACATAGAATGGCTATGGACGATTTCACTGTAAGCGACGATTCAGAGATGCACTATCACCCAGACATGAATAGACCTCAGTGGGAAGGAGTAAATAATTATGGAAGAAGTGTCCGGAACGCTCCCTCTAATTTAATAGAAACTTTAAATTATATGCTAGCAGTAAAGAATATGTTAGAACTTCAAAAAGTTCCTTACTTATTTTATAATATGAGTGATGGACAAATAAAACCCGTATGGAGAACACTAAACGAACAGAAAAAAGAAGGTGCTAACATTACATGGAAGCAGCAAACCCTTAATGGAAAACACTACAAAGAATTATTACCGCATATGAAAGAAGAAGCTTTTTATGACATGTGCATCAGAAAAAAAGTCCCATTTGGACCAAGAGACCATCCGTTACACGAAGGAAACAGGCTAATGGCGGACAGAATTATAAAGGATATATATGATAAAAAAATGGATAAAGTCTTTAACTAAAAAAGTTAAAGCATTATGGTTTCAGATTAAACATCGTGGAAAATACATCGAGGATACTCACATCTATGAGGACTAACTATAAAGGTGATGTAAATTTTATAGTTACCAATATAAAAATAGTTCTTGACAGATGCCCAAACTTTTTGTATAATATGTTATATATTTAGAAAGGAAACCGTAAGTGAGAAAAATTATACCACCGACTAACTGCCCTTCATGTGATAGTGAGTTAGAGTTCGTTAATGACCAGTTATTCTGTAAAAACGACTCATGCCCTTCACAATGGGATAAGAAAGTGGTCAACTTCGCTTCTAGTCTAAAAATTAAAGGGCTTGGTCCTGCAGCTGTAAGTAAGCTGGAAATCCAAGATTACGAAGAATTGTATTCATTAACTGTAGAAGATTTACAGTCAAGATTAGGTTCAGTTAAATTAGGAGAGAAACTCTATATTGAGATTCAAAAGTCTAAAGAAACTCCGCTAGTAAAATTAATACCGGCATTTTCGATTCCACTTATTGGTCAATCAGCTTCTCAAAAACTATGCAATACTATATCTCATATTGAAGATATAAGCGAGATAAAATGCTCCGAAGCGGGTATTGGTCCAAAAGCAACTACTAATTTAATTAACTGGTTAGAAACTGAATACTACCCAAATAACTACAACAACTTGCCTTTCAACTGGAAAAATAAAATACTAGAAAAGAAACAGGTCAAGGGTGTTATATGCATTAGTGGTAGACTGAAAAGTTATCCGACTAAAGCTCATGCAGAGCAAGTGCTTAGTCAATATGGATTTATCGTAAAATCAAGTCTAACTAAAGACTGTACTCATTTGGTTAATGAGTCAGGAATCGAGTCAGCAAAAACAATGGCGGCGCAAGAACGCGGTGTCGTAATAATAACAAACCTAAAACATTTATTAGAGGAATAATAAAATGGCATTACCAAAATGGACAGATGAAAGAACTTCAGAATTGACTTCTTTTGTTGGGGATGAGAGCCCTATATCTCAAACTACTGTTGCTTCAGCAGCAGAGCAACTAGAAACTTCAGTAAGAAGTGTATCTAGTAAATTAAGAAAGATGGGTTTTGACGTTGAACTAGCTTCAGCATCAGCTTCTAAATCTTTCTCAGATGAGCAAGAAGCTACTTTAAGTAACTTTGTAACAGATAACTCTGGCTCATACACATATGCAGACATCGCTGCAAACTTTGAAGGCGGAGCATTTACTGCTAAGTCAATTCAAGGTAAAATCCTTTCTATGCAACTTACAGAGCATGTTAAACCTGCTCCTAAAGTTGAGACTGTAAAGTCTTACAACGAGGATGAAGAAGGACAATTCGTTTCATTAGTAAACGATGGTGCTTTCATTGAAGATATCGCAGAAGCTCTAGGTAGAAGTGTAAACTCTATCAGAGGAAAAGCTTTATCACTTCTTAGAGCTGGGGAAATCAACGCGATTCCTAAGCAAAAAGAAACTAAAGGTTCTAGCAAAGCTGATCCTTTAGCAGACTTAGATATTAACAGCATGACTGTTGAGTCTATCGCTGATACAATCGGCAAAACAGTAAGAGGCGTGAAAACAATGCTTACTAGAAGAGGTCTACAAAGCTCAGACTATAACGGAGCTGCTAAAAAAGATATCGGCTAATACCTGATTTCATCTTGGCGATAGGTTGCTTTCAGTAGCCTATCGCTTTTTATTAATATAAAATTGTCTTGGGAGATTCAATTTGACACTAGAAAGTGCATTACTGAAGCAAATCTTGTCGCTTGGCGATTTTGATACTTGGAACGGATTAAAACAACATTATCTACCTGAAGGTGAATACCGAAAGATGTGGAAAGTTGTTGACAAACACGTTGACAAATATAAAAATCTACCAACATTTGAAGAACTTAAACTTGAAGTTCGTTCTTCTGATATGCAAGAAAAACTTTACGCTATCGAAACTGTAGAAACAGATGTCGATGCATCCCTATTGTTAGATTATCTCAAGAATCAATATACACAATCAGAAATTCTATCTTCAATCGAAGGCTACGTAGAAAACCAAATCGCAATATCAGACGCAAGAGAAAACATTGATTTACTTCAAGAAATTGTCGTGTCTGTAGAAGATAAAGTAGATACTCAGGATGCAAATGAGAGTATGGAAACGATAGAATTATTTGATGATGAAGAAGAATACAAAAAACGAATTACTTTAGGCTTGAATCAAGACTTCGACCTAGAGTACTCATTCAAATCAGATGAGCTTATACTACTTGGTGCTAAGTCAGGTGGTGGTAAGTCTTTAGTGTGTTGTAACATAGCTAGTGCAATAAGAAAACAAGGTCGTAGCGCTTTGTACTTTACAATAGAAATGAATAGCAAAGACATTCTACAAAGAATAGTAGCAATCGAAACCGAAGTAGATTGTAACAGATTAATACATCAAAATTTAGAGCCACATGAATGGAATAAAGTAGGAGCTTGGTGGGCTAATAGATTCACAGATGGAGAAACAGTCTTAGCAGACTATAAAAACTTAGACAAATCAAACTTTAAAGAGTTTCATACAAAGCTAGTCAGAAATAGAATTGACTACAGCAAACCACAAATAGAAATTTATTATGACCCTGCACTTACCACAGCAAAAATTGCTAGTGTTGTAAGGCAGAATTTAATGAAGTTACATAATCCAGGTGTAATTATTATTGATTACTTAAACCAAGTAAAAAGAACAGGCAATGTTAAAGCAGGTCAGTATGACTGGACAGAACAGATAGAAATATCTAAATATTTTAAACAGTTGGCACAAGAGTATAATACTACTACTGTGACAGCGATTCAAACGAAAGCAGACGGTTCTGCTAAATTCTCAACCAATGTCGATAATGCTGTAGATGCTTTCTATAGTATAGATCACTTCGACCAATCAGAAGCTATGAAATTCTCCTGCCAAAAAAGGCGTAATGCTAGAGTTGCAGGATTCACGAGTGAGATGAATTGGAGTACACTTAAAATCGGGCCACACACAGCAATGGACCCAGATGAGAAAGCCGAGCTGAAAGAAACTATGGGAAAAACAGGAGAAGAGGTTAACGACGTACCTTGGTAATATGATACTATACACAGAAGAACAATTAATGATTGCATATACTCGACATATAAGAGAAGTGCACAAACTACAACACGTACCTATTCCTTCATTAGAAGAATTTAGAAAAATCTATGAAGATGAATGGACACAAAGATACAAGGAGATGAATAATGGCGGATGATAGAGTAAGTAGAGAAACTGCTGAATTAATCCCTCTCCCACCACATACATGGTATGTGAGAACTATTGGATGGATGTTAGAACAAGACAAAGTAAAAGAAAATATTGCTAATGTTCCACCCAATGAAAAATTAACGAACAGTCTGCGGCAGCACGGGGTCAAATCTCCCATCCTGTGTATGCCCAACTGGTACCCCATTGCAGGCTCTCAAAGAATGAGGGCCGCGGTGGACCTACCGGAAATACACGACCAACAAATAAGAGTATGCCGCTTCGATAAGGAGTGGTGGCTTTTATATTATCTATGGGGAGATGAAGATTTTAGGGATAAAGCAGTAGCTGTCTGGTTCCAGATGGCAGAGTTAGCTTGGAAATCCATGTACTACGAAGATAAAGTAGACCCTGACGGAGTAGATATGAGAGAATTTGAAAGAATAGGGGATACTTTAAAGTGGAAACACGATAGAAATGACCCAAAATACAAGTGAAACAACGAAAAATAATTCTTGACACCGGGTTAAAAATTTGATATACTATATATAATTATGACAGCAGAAGAACTTTTACAAGAGAAAGGAGTAAATTATCAAATAAGTGGTAAGGATGCTACTGTACTCTGCTTAAACCCAGAACATGATGATTCCCACCCGTCAATGAGAATTGATAGAGTGACAGGAGTATTCAACTGTTTTTCCTGTGGTTTTAAAGGAAATTTGTTTACATACTATGGAGCCCCTTCTAGCCCTTTGGAAGTAAGGCTTCATCGTATTCGTGAAGCAATAACGAAAGTTAAGTCTCAAACAGTAGGTATTCAATTACCTAAAGAGAGAATAAGATGGTCAGGTGGACCGCTTAGAAATATATCAGAGCAGACTCTAGGTATATGGGATGCGTTTACTTGGAACACTCCTAAGTTTGAAGGCAGAATTATCTTTCCAATCCGTAACATCACAGGAAAAACTGTTGCCTTAATCGGAAGATTAATCAGTGAAGCTAGTATGGGACAATCAAAGTACTATATCTATCCTGGCGGGGCGGAAATGCCCTTTTGCCCTGCCAAGGTTAAGCTTATACAGAACAGAGTTATTCTAGTAGAAGGCATATTCGATGCTTTAAACTTATGGGACAAAGGTCTTAAGAATACTGTTTGCTGTTTTGGCACACAACAAGTCAACTGGGTAAAATTATCCTTACTAAAAATGCAGGGAGTACAAGGAGTCGACATCATGTTTGATGGAGATGAGGCAGGTAATAGAGCTGCAGAAGCAGCCAAAGGTTTAGCCGAGTCCTTAGAAATGTCAGCAAGGGTAGTAACTTTACCCCTAAACACAGACCCTGGTAACTTAAACCGTGACCAGATAGAAAGATTAAAGAAACAATTATATGGTGAATAATATAACCAGTGCTAACGAACGCTGGACAGAATACGATTACGAAATATGTGTCGCGAATGATTGGGACATAGAATTTTGTGCGGAACACCTTCGCAGAAGTATTGTCGCTATAAGAAAAGCAAAACAAAAATATGCTCTTACTTATTATAAACCTTCCCTGTGGGAGAAAGGTGGAAAGACATGGAACCCATTAGCTATAAAAGTACTAATTCAACATAAGAAGAAAGCAATTGCTGAGAAAACTATAATGGATAAGTCTTGGTGGCACACATTACAAATAGAGTTGCAAGAGATAGAAGGTTTCTATAGAAACTACAAACAATGCGATACAAAACTAGCAAATTACATGAACAAAGAGGAAAAATGAAAATAGGATTAATAGAAACAAAAGCATCATCAACTAACTGGGATAGATATTTCGATTTTGAGGTAGATAGATATGCACTATGTTCAAATTCTAGTGTTAAAAAAGTTTTAAAAAAAGATGTAGATATAGAAATAGATATCGATGCGTATGATTGGCTCATTCTTGTAGGTTCAGAAGCCTTCAAAATGTATACAAAAAAGACATCGGTAACAGAGTTCAATGGAAAAGTTTGCGATTCTAAGTTTTTAGGTTTAATTAATCCCGCAATGATTAAGTTCAAACCAGAAGCAAAGACAGAATTCGAGCGTGCAATCGAGAGTATAACTAAGTATGTAAGCGGAGAATTAAAACAAGAAAGATTAGGTGAAGATAAATGTTATGGAATTACGGAAACAAGTGACTTAATAACTTATCTTAATAAAGCACTAGCAGACCCAAAAGATTATGTCGCACTAGATAGTGAAACATCTGCATTATATTGTAGAGATGGGTATATGTTAGGGTTCTCTATGTCATATGAACCTGACCATGGAGTCTATGTAGATTGCGAAGCTATAGATGAAGAAGCCGAACAACTTATGCAAAAGATATTTGATACTAAAAGAATAGTCTTTCATAATAGTAAGTTTGATATACAATGGTTTGAGTACCATTTCAACTTTAAGTTTCCAAGATTTGAAGATACAATGATGATGCACTATATGTTTGATGAACAACCTGGAAAGCATGGTCTTAAACAGTTAGCAATAAAACATACTCCTTATGGAGACTATGAACAAGAATTAGATCAGTGGAGAGAAAGTTATTGTAAAACCCATGGAATACTTAAAGGAGATTTTAGCTATGACTTGATACCTTTTGAAGTTATGAAATCATATGCAGCAATGGATGCTATCGTCACTTTCCTATTATTTGAAAAGTTTGAAGCACCTCTTAAGTCTAACAGTAAACTTTACTGGGTATATCAGAATCTACTTATTGAAGGAGTAAGGTTCTTAAAAGATGCAGAAAGCAATGGTGTGCCTTTCGATAAGACTAGACTAGAGTTTGGTCAAAAGCGTATGCAAGAAGATATAGATAGTGCAGTAGCCGAACTATATAAGTTCCCCCAAATTAAAACATTTGAAGCAGCTAAAGGCTCAGACTTCAACCCCAATTCAACAGTTCAACTTAGAGAGTTACTATTTGACTATTTAAATCTGACCCCAACGGGTAAGAAAACAGGTACTGGAGCTCACAGCACAGACGCGGAAGTTCTCGGACAACTTGCGGAAGAACACGAAGTTCCTAAACATATTCTTGAGATAAGACAGAAAGTTAAGATTAAAACTACTTACCTTGATAAAATTATACCTAACTTAGATAGAGATTCAAGGCTTCGTACAAATTTTAACCTACACGGAACTACATCCGGAAGGCTGTCATCTAGTGGTAAACTAAATATGCAACAGCTTCCAAGAGATAATCCGACTGTAAAAGGTTGTATAAAAGCAAAAACAGGGTATAAGATAGTTGCAATGGATCTAACAACAGCAGAGGTTTACTGTGCTGCAATACTTGCCAAAGATTTAGGGTTACAGAATGTATTTAAGTCAGGTGGTAATTTCCACAGTACTATTGCTAAACAAGTATTCAGACTACCAGGAAACGTAGAAGAAGTTGCAGAGTTCTATCCTGCCAAAAGACAACAGGCAAAAGCCGTTACCTTTGGTATTATGTATGGAGCAGGTCCGAAAAAAATTAGTGAACAGGTCACGAAGGATAGTGGAGAATATTTCTCACCAGGTCAAGCGAAAGAAGTTATTGATGATTACTTCGAGGCTTTTCCTAAGTTAAAACAATGGTTAGATGATACTAAAGATTTTATTCAAGCCAATGGCTATGTCTATTCTCATTTTGGAAGAAAGAGAAGACTACCAAATGTTTTCAGTAAAGATAAAGGTATTGCATCTCACGAAGTTCGTAGTGGTGTAAATGCCCTCGTTCAATCTGTGTCTAGTGATATAAATTTATTAGGTGCGATTGATATGCAAAAGCATATTGTTGAGACAGGAATGGATGCTAAGATATTTGCACTTGTTCATGATTCAGTTCTAGCAGAAGTACGAGAAGATTTAGTAGAAGATTATAGTATCAAATTGAGACTATGTATTCAAAAAGACAGAGGATTAATGATTCCAGGCTCCCCAGTTGGATGTGACTTTGATGTTGCAGATGACTATAGTTTAGGAAAGTTTGAAAAGCTTTATGGTCTTTGAGAATTTAAAAACTTGTTTTATACATATACCTAAATGTGGGGGCACTAGTGTGTCTACTGCTTACATACATACTTTGCCAGATAGAGGAAAAGTAATAGCAGCTAAGACATGGAGTGCAGGATTAGAAGCTAAAATAAGTAGGATTATTGGCAGAGATAATGAGCGTCAAACACTCTATAATATGCATGCAAGCTATGATAAATACTACCCCGTATATAGAGATTATAAGTTTATTACTCAAGTAAGAAATCCTATTACTAGATTCGCTAGTATATGGAAACATCTTTCTAGTCTAGGTTTAGTAGACACTTCTTTTGTAAAGTGGGTACCTCGTGCAATTGGTGCGTTAAGAGAAGGACACTGGGCAAAATCTTTAGATAATCCTGAGGAGTACATACAAATGCTGTCATGCGTAAACCCAATGTTTGATGCAAGTCTTTTATTAAAGCATCAGTTCCTTTATATTGCAGGCGGAGAAGTAGAAGTACATAAATTAGAAGATGGTACTATCTGGGAAGCAGTAGGACTTAAAAAGACGTATAAAAACACTAGCGCACCTATTTGGAAGGGTGAGTGGACAAAAGAGAATAAAATTTTAGTTAGAGACTACTATGAAAGAGACTTTGAAAAATTCGGGTATTGATAGTATAATGCCATCAGGTGGTGGTATTGAAACAGCTGCGGCTGTTGCCTGGGCAGTGGGTAAAGGGTATAAACCCTTTTTATTTACAGAAGTTGTAGATAGAGATAATCCTGCTGTAAAAGGAATGACAAGAGCAACACAAGATATAGCAGAGTATTTTAATGTACCCTTTAAAGTAGTATATAATGATATACCAATGGATAATTTAAATGTTCCAATTACTGACTTTGCTTTTACAAATGTAATTAAATTAGTTTTAGGAAATCCTAGTCTTAGATTTAAGTACCTTATAAATGGGGGTAATGCAGAAGATAGTATGCAACAAAGAGTACAGATACGATATCTACAAAGAATAATTGCAAGTAGATGGAGTTACCAACATGATATGCATGGAGTAAAGTGGGATGCTTTTATAAATATGCCAATATCATTATTTCCATTAGAGTATCTTACTAAATCAGAAATTATAGGTATAGTTATGCAAGAGCACCCAGAATTAGTAAAGAAAATTTGGACTTGTGTTTCTCCTATAAAACAAGAAAATAATTATAAACAATGTAAAAAGTGTAGTAAATGTACAGAATGGAGCTCTGCACTTAGAGTAGCTAAACAAGCAAGATTAAAAATACAGGAAGGATTAAACTATGAGCATAATTTGCGTAAGTAAAACATGGGAAGAACTAACAAAAGAAGAATTATATAGAATAATACAGTTAAGAATTGAAGGTTTTATAGTAAACAATGGAACTTGTTATCAAGATTTAGAACAGTACTATGACCACAATGGCTGGTATCTGATGCATTATGATAGTGTTCAAGGAATGCACCCTCAGGCAATGGTGGGCGCAACTCAGTATTGTACTCTTAAAACTTTCTATGGTGATGATGGAGAAGCTTATAGTTACCCTGCATGGCGTAGACAAGTATGGGTACCCGGCTATAGAGACCCAAAAGAAGAACAAAGACATGCTATAGCAGCTGCTATGAAGTACACAGGAAGTCACATGACAATGTGTGAAGTTATGGAAGAGAGATTTGCACAACATATTATAGGTTTAGGTTGGAAACTTATTACTAAAGAGCCTTATCTAGATGATGCAGGTAGACCTAACTGGGTTATGATTCCTGATGGAGAAAGATTTAAGGAAATGTATGACATTAAATAGTAAACAACAACAGTTACTTCAAGCAATAAGAAATAATATATTACCTTTTGACTTGGATGTTGATAAAGAATGGCTAATGGATAAAGCTATGCAGGAGACTAGAAAACAGTTCTATCATCATGGTAATAAAGAGGAAAGAGTTGAGGGGTATACTTTTGCACATATAAACTACCCAGAGTTGCTTCCTATTGCAAAAAGTCACTTTGGAGTAAATATACAAGGTAAGTTTAATATGAAATTTGTTTATATTGCTCCTAACACAAAAATAAAATGGCATAAAGACTGGGGTACAAAGTGTGCTTTTAATTGGATTATAAATGATAATTCAGCTAAAGTATCTTTTAGAAATGGAAATTTTAAGTATAAAAGTGCTATTTTAAATACACAAGCAGAACATATGGTACAAAATAATGATAAAGAAAGAATACTATTTAAAATATCGTTATTTGATACATCGTACGAGGATACATGCAAAAAGTTTATTACCCAATTTATGTAATACATAGTGATAATGTAGAAGAACTAGATGGCATACTTTGGTTAGATGACCAAGTACTAGATGACAAGAACATGCAAGGCGAGGAGCTAGGGATTAGAAGATTACAAACGCCAATGAAAAGTATCTATCCTTTAAGATATATGATTGAAGATGAAATCGGTATGTTAAAGCATAGAGGAACAACCTTTATAGATAGTAAAGGAAATATTGTAATAAAAGAAAAAAGTAGAAATGCTAAGCTTATTTATCATAAGATATTAAAGCGTCAACTGAAAGATGTTGCTACTATTGTATGGTTAAAGGGTATTCCTTTTCCATTTAAAGAACGCAGACCTCCCCCTTCTAACTGTAGCTGGGCAGGAGTGTTGCATTTATCGGGGCTTCCATGGAAAATTTGGGAGTATTGTGAAGAAAAGAAAAAAGATACTTGGAGAAAGGTATAATGAATTTATGGAGATTATGGGCAAAGTCCCTAGGAGAAAAAGTTGGATACGATAGAGAAGCTGATGTTGTCGCTATTATGCGTAGTTGTATTATCTTACTTAACCTTATTACTTGTTGCTTTATTATAGCAAATGTAATAAGACATTGGGATGCGGGGGTAGACACAATTGTAGAGGTTAAATGCTACAAAACTTATCATGGTATAGAGCACTGTGAGTAAAGGTTCTAAACGCAGAGGCGGAAATGAAGAAGCTTACAGAGATAATTGGGATAAGATATTTAGCAAAAAGAAGAAAGAAACAATAACAGAACACTCTACATATTTTGATTCAGAATTTGAAGAAGAATGCAGAGAAAGATATGGCGATAATATGCCAGATATAGGAGAAGATAATGGATAGAGCTGACGTAGAGGAACTAATGAGATCTTTAGAGGACGGCATTTGCCTAGTGAACTATACAAGTTTACTTAGTGGAGAATTGAAAGAAAGAGAGTTAACAACGTGTCCTATGTATATACCAGACGGAAAGGGGTTAACTTTTAAACAGAGTGCAAATCAAATGGATAAATGCCTAGCCTATGATGTAGAATTTCAAAGATGGGATGATATTGATGTAGAAACAATAAATAGTTGGCATAGGATAGAGGGCGAATAATGAGAATAGTAGCTTTTTATACTCCAAGTTATTCGCATATAGTTAAAAACCTTACAGCTAGTATTGAAAAATTTGGGTATGATTATACTATATATGAAGTCGAAGATAGAGGTTGTTGGGAAAAGAATTGTGCCCAAAAGCCTGAGGTAATTTTTAGAGCTATGCAAGAGTATGAAGACGATATACTTTATTTAGACGCGGATGCTATGATATTAAGAGAACTTCCCTTACATGAGTTATTTGGAGATACTATGATGTTTTACCTTCTTCAATGGGAACACGAAGGTAAAAAAGTAAATGAACTTATTTCAGCTACTATTTACATACCATACAATTTAAATAATTTAGATTTAGTTAAGCAATGGGAAGAACACCAAAAGGAAGACTCCATGATTTGGGACCAACAAACACTAGGGGAAGTACTAAACAAACTTAAAGATTATAAATTTAATACTCTATCAGCAGAGTGGAACTATATAGAAAAATACCATGCTCCCTTTCTCACTTTAGACCCGATTATTATACAAAGTCAAGCAAGTAGGACTATGAAAGATGTTTAAATTACAAGAAATGATAAGCAACGCAATTAGTAAATTCTTTGAGTGGAGTTTCCAGCGTAATGCCAACAAACAATTTAGGAAAAAGAAATGATAGAATCAATTTTAAATAACACATGGTTCATTAACTTATGGCCATGGGCATTAATATTCGTGACTGGAGTTTGGTTTGAGAACAGGAAAAAGAAATGAAAAAACAAGATTACTTTATAGTAAAAAACTTTTTATCTTCCCATGAGTGCGAAGATTACGCTGCTTTCACAAGAATATTTGATGCTAATCCTACATTGGAAGTAGGTTTAAAAACAAAAAATAAAAGAGACATACATATGGTGAATAGAATATATTATACCATAAGAGGTATGACTAAACACCTAAGACCTTTAAGAAATATGGCAAATGAATACTATAATTTAGATCTTAAGTTTCCTAAAGCACCGCAAATTTACGCACATATTATGGAGTACAGTACTCCGGGGCAAGGGCTAGAGTGGCATGCGGAACCTAGTATATCTGATGTTTCTGTATCTATTAATTTATCAGAGCCCTGGGAATACGAAGGAGCAAACTTTGAATTAAAAGCAAATCCTATTTTAAATTTAAAAAAAGGAGATGCTATATTTTACAGATCTACTATGATGCATAGAGTATCTGATTTAGTAGAGGGTAGAAAATTAAGTTTTGTAATGTGGTTAAAGGAGAAGAAGTGATAACATACAGTAACTGGATTACTCCTGAAGAAATAAAAGAAATAGAACAAACAGTAATAGCCAAAGAAAAATATGTTCTTAGTTTACCTACTAGATGGAAAAATGGGTTTACAGGACTCACTAATAAATTTGCATCTTATAACTGGCTAGATGACTTTGATTTCTTAGTACCTAAACTAAAATATATTTTAGAAACACCTCATGTAGTACAGTGCTGGGCTAATTTATTGCGAGAAGGAGAAGGAGTTCCAAGACACAAACACTGTACAACTAAAGAAGGTTCTTTTAAATGTGGTAACTTATTCATCTCAGGGGAGGAAAGTATAGGTACAGAGTACGATTGGATAGGAAACGTTCCTAGTACTCCCGGAGACTTACAATGGTTTGGTTGTAAGTTATTTCATGAAGTAAAACCAAATACAAGTAAAAAATACAGAATCAGTTTAGCATTTGATTGCCACAAAATAAAAAAAGATATGAGTATATTCAATAGAGGGGAGTTCAGAGAAGTATAATGTGCGGATTCGTAGTAACACAAAATAAAAATATGGTAGTAACCATGTTAGAGAAACAAAGATTTCGTGGGCCAGACTCTGTAGGGTTCTGGGCGGATGACAAAATCGCAATGGGACACGCTCTACTAGATATTAGTGGGGAAGCTCAAGCACAGCCTTTAGTAACAAAAAAAGGAAATATAATAGTATTCAATGGTGAAATGTACGACTCAATAAAACCAAATGATACACAATTCTTAGCTAATGGGTATGAAACCTATGGCTTAGCTTTTTTGCAGTATACTAATTGGCACGGTAGTATAGCTATATATAACCCTAAAAAGCAAACACTAACCCTAGTAAGAGATCAATTTGGATCAAAACCTTTATGGTTCTATAGAAAAGGAAAACATTTTGCAGCTTCAACAAGTCTCAAAAGTTTTATAATAAAGAAAAGAGACAAGAAGCAAGATAAAGACTTTATGTTTAATCCTCTTTGGATAGGCAACCGTACTCCTTATCATAATATTGCTAAAGTAGGTCCTGGTGAAATAGTAACGGTTGATTTAAAAACAATGAACCTTTCTAGAAAAAATTTATGGCAAGATTATCAAATAAGGTCTAAGAAGTTTGACTTGAAAGCATTTAGAGAAAAAACTATAAGCTCTATACAAAAAGTTGCTAAGAATAAACAAAAAACAGGAATATTTCTTAGTGGAGGATTGGATAGTACCTTTGCGCTTTCTGTAGTGAAAGATATGAATATTGATTTAACTGCATACATATTAGAATATGATGAAAGCAAGGGTTCTATAAACGATCAAGACGGGTTTAGAGAAGAGTCAAGAATGGCTGTAAAGACCTGTAAAGAGTGGGGGGTACCTTATAAACTTGTACAACTACATCAACTAGAAGTGGGGCATCTTGGTAAGTCTTGGATAGCAAACACACACTATACTTGGGTAGATAGAAACAGACAAGCCCCTAGATATAAATTATGTCAGGCAGCTAGTAGAGATGGTTGTAAAGTAATACTTACAGGAGATAGTGCTGATGAACTTTATACAGGTTATATACATCATAAGAAGAGATTCGAGCCAGGCTACGACAACGAAAGTGTAAAAAGAGTAAAAAAATATGACTGGTTCCCTAGTGGTGTGTTTTCCAAAACAGATTCATGGAATAATGGATTGTTTATTGATTTATTAGCTACTTCTGAACAGAACATATTAACCACAGACCAAACTTGTGGTATGTTTGGAATGGAATCAAGACCAGTATTTTTATCTCAAAATTATGTTCAATATATATTTCAGCATAGTGGAGTCGAAAAATTTAAACAACATCCTGGCTGGCACAAAGGTACTTATAAATATTTATTACGAGAAGTTCTTGGGGATATGCTACCAAAACATGTTAGAGAAAGAAAGAACAAAACAGGGTGGTCAAGTCCTTGGAATAATAATGTAGACAAACTACAAGACATATGGCATAGACAAGATTTAGACTTCTTAGACTCATTATGATAGTAGGATTTACTTGTGGCGCTTTTGATTTATTACATGCAGGACATGTAGTTATGTTAAAAGAGGCTAGTGAAAATTGTGAGTATCTTATAGTAGGACTGCAAACAGACCCGAGCATTGATAGACAGCAGAAAAATCAACCCGTACAGTCCGTATACGAAAGATATATCCAACTTAGAGCAGTAAAGTATATAGACGAAATTATACCCTATGATACAGAACAAAGTTTACGAGACTTATTAGAAGCTACTAAGATAGATATTAGATTTGTAGGAGAAGATTATAAAAACAAAGGTTTTACCGGGGCAGATTTAGTGAAAGATGTTTACTTTACAAGTAGACAACATTCCTTCTCTAGTAGTACGCTAAGGAATAGAATAAATGAAAGCAGTAATAAAAAATAGAATACAAATAATGGGTACACCTGCTCTTTTTAATAAAATAGAAAAGGAGTTAACATATACTTTACCTCCTCGTATGCCTCAAGACCCTCCTATGGTTTTTAAAACAATAAGGTATATTAGAGACGGGTTAATTTCTATACCAGTAGGAAGAATAGATTTAATCCCAGAAGACTTTGAAGTTTTCGATAAAAGGGTTAGTGTGGAAGCAGACTTTCCTAAGTTTAAGTTTGATTTACGACCAAGCCAACAGGCGGTTTATGACGAGATCGATGACAATAGTATAGTTAACGCTTGGGTAAGTTGGGGAAAGACATTTACAGGTTTGGCTATAGCAGCAAAACTTAAACAGAAAACACTAGTTGTTACCCATACAACTTCATTAAGATCGCAGTGGGAAAAAGAAGTAGAAAAATGCTTTGGAATTAAAGCAGGCGTTATAGGTGGTGGTAAGTTTGATATTGATGCTCCTATCGTAATCGGGAATATTCAGAGTTTATACAGAAAAATTGACGATATAAAACATTTATTCGGAACAGTTATATTAGACGAAATGCATCATGTATCGAGTCCAACATTTACTCGTATAGTAGATGAAATGCCTTGTAGATTTAAGATAGGTTTAACAGGAACACTAGAAAGAAAAGACGGACGGCATGTAGTATTTAGAGATTACTTTGGGCACAATGTTTTTAAACCGCCAAAAGAAAACTATATGATACCTAAAATAGATATCTATAGAACAGATATAAGATTTATAGATGGTTCGTTTACGCCTTGGGCAGAACGAATTAACGACCTTACTCACAATGAAGAATATGTCCATAGTGTGAGTATGATAGCTGCAAAATATGCAGCACAAGGACATAAGGTATTGGTTGTTTCAGATAGAGTACATTTTCTAAAAAGATGTTCAGCTCTAGTAGGAGACAAAGCAGTATCAATAACAGGTGATATGAGTTTTGAAGAAAGAGATGAGGCTATGGAAGAAGTGAGAACAAATAAAAATATATTGTTCGGCACTCAATCTATTTTTTCAGAAGGTATATCATTAAATGAATTAAGCTGTTTAGTATTAGGAACACCAGTAAATAATGAACCTTTACTAACGCAGCTTATCGGTAGAGTAGTCCGAAAAATGGATGGCAAGATACAACCTGTCATTGTAGATATTAACTTAAAAGGAAAAACAGCATCCCGTCAAGCAAATGCACGATTGGGATATTATATGAGACAAGGCTATGAGGTAGCCATACTATGACACAAACAGAAACAAAAAACATTCAATTAAATTTAGAAGCAATGAGAAAAATGCATATCTATCTAGCTACTCCTATGTACGGAGGACAGTGCTATGGATTATATACCAAGTCTTTAATGGACACAACTTCTCAAATGATGAATTATGGTATTCCAATGGAATTATACTATCTATTTAATGAGTCTTTAGTTACTAGAGCAAGGAACTATTGTGTTGCTAATTTTCTAAAATCTTCAGCAACTCATTTATTATTTATAGATAGTGATATATCTTGGAAAGCTATGGATTTAATGTATATGACTCATTTAGTAGCAGAAGATACAGATAAATACAGAGTTATGACAGGGCTATACCCTAAAAAGACTATTGCATGGGAAAAAGTATTAAGAGCAGCTAAAAGCGGAAACTATGATGAAAACCCTATGGCACTAGAAAAAGTAGCAGGGGATATGGTATTTAATCCAGATCATGAAGAATACCCAGAAGGTAGAGCTCCTATATTTGAACCTGTAAAAGTTAGAGAAGCAGGTACTGGATTTATGATGATACACAGAAGTGTATTTGAAGAGTATGCAGAAGCCCACCCTGAACTAGAATATACTCCAGACCATTTAAGGGAAGGAGACTTTAAAACAGGAGAAAAAATCCATGCTTATTTTGATTGCATAATTAATGATCAAAACAGATATCTAAGTGAAGATTATATGTTTTGCGAAAATGTTAGAAAGCTAGGGATAGATATTTGGACTCTACCTATGATTGAACTAATGCATTGTGGTAGTTATATTTATCAAGGAAAGCTTATAGATATGGCAGCGCAAGGCGTTCACGCAACAATGGCAGCGGATGATATTGGAAAAATTAGAAGTAGTCGTCCCTACGAAGATAATGAAAAATAGTTCTTGACAGAATCTTATAAATTTGATATAATATGTTATTATTTAATTGGAATGAAATACTCAAAGTAAGCAAAGGAAATGTGTTAGATACTATCACAATCCTGCGAATTATTACTTTTAAACTCACACCAAAAAACTATAATGACCGAGTGTTTAAATTTTATGAACACTACTATGGCGGTCAATCGTTTCTCTTGAATCCTGAGAAATTATTGAATGTCGGTCGCAGCTACTCAGATAAAGAAGTAGTGGAATATGCAGGAGTCGCATCGTTCCGCAGTTACTATGAGTATAGGCAAACCAAAGACTCCACACTAGATCTTCTGATGCTACCAGTGTCAGAAGAAATTATAACTAAAAACAGACTGCTCGATGTAAAGGATGGCAGGATTCACTTTATGTTTGAGGAGACAATATAACGGAGAAAAATTATGGCAATAGGCTTTAATGTAACCAAGGGCTCAGCCCAAAAAGATAAAATATCAACTTATAACTACGCTGATAAAGAAGACCACAAGGTAAGACTAGTGGGCGATTTATTACCTAGATATGTCTACTGGATTAAAGGTGAGAATAACAAGAATATTCCTATGGAATGTTTGTCATTCGACAGAAATTCTGAGACCTTTAACAATATCGAACACGACCATGTAAAAGACTTCTACCCAGACTTAAAGTGTGGCTGGTCTTATGCGGTCCAATGTATAGATTATTCAGATATGTCAGTTAAAGTATTGAATCTTAAAAGAAAATTGTTTGACCAAATTATTGTGGCTATGGAAGACTTAGGTGATCCAACAGACCCAGTAACAGGTTATGACATTAATTTTAAAAGAAAGAAAACTGGACCACAAGTATTTAACGTGGAATACCAGCTTCAAGTTTTAAAGTGCAAAAATCGTGAATTAAACGACGAAGAAAAAGCTTTAGTCGCAGACCTTAAATCTATGGATGATGTTCTTTCAAGACCAACAGCAGATGCTCAGTTGGAACTACTTAGAAGAATTAATAATCAAGACGGTGCTGCGGAGACTGTAGACTCAGAATTCGACGTATCATGATCGGAGTAGGAGAAAGATTCCCTCATTTTAATTTGAAGGGTGTGGATGAAAATAATGAGTTTGTAGACGTTTCAGTTACTGAACACTACGAGCCATTAAAACATGATTTCACAGTTATCTATTTCTACCCAAAAGACTTTACCTTTATATGCCCAACAGAAATCTTGGGGATGGATATATTAGTAGATGATGCTAATGTAATAGGTATAAGTGGCGATAATGAGTTTTGTAAACTAGCTTGGAAACAAACTAATAAACTTATAGATGGCATACATCACTCCCTAGCTGCTGATTGCGGACTAGGGTTATCTTCTAAACTAGGAATAGTAGATGAGGATGAAGGTGTTTGTTATAGAGCTACATATATCATTGATAGAAATGATATTGTGCAACATGTAAGTGTAAACGCACTTGACACAGGCAGAAATGCTCAAGAAGTTCTTAGAACACTACAAGCTTTAAAAGCTGGTGGACTTACAGGATGTGAATGGCAACCTGGAGAGGATTTCGTAGGATGATATTATTTACCGCAGACTGGCATATTAAGTTAGGTCAGAAAAATGTACCTGTAGCATGGGCTTGTGCTCGCTACAATATGTTCTTTGAACAGATAGAGGAAGTTATTGCGGAAAATAATTGTGACTTACACATCATTGGTGGGGACTTGTTTGATCGAGTCCCTAGCATGGATGAGTTAACTTTATACTTTGATTTTATAAAGAAAGTTAATGTAAGAACAATCATTTATGACGGAAACCATGAAGCAACCCGAAAGAACAAAACTTTTTTCAGTAATTTGAAGAAAGTTACAAGTAGTATCAATCCCTTAGTGGAAGTTATTGACACTACATATTACGAAGATAACTGGGCAATATTACCTTACGCAGACTTACATAGAAAAGATGCAATAGAAAATATTGATGCAGAGATTTTATACACTCATGTTCGTGGAGAAATACCACCTCATGTAGTACCAGAAGTAGATTTAGAAAGATTTGATAAGTTTAAAGTTGTGTTTGCTGGAGATTTACATGCTCACGAGAATACTCAAAGAAATATTGTGTACCCAGGCAGTCCAATGACAACATCATTTCATAGAAATCAGGTCCAAACGGGGTATCTACTAATAGAAGGTACAGATTGGAAGTGGGGTAGATTTGATTTACCACAACTCATTCGTACCAATACTAGTAACCCAGAGGATATGGTTCAGACCGAATTTCACCATACTATATATGAATTAGAAGGGGATGTTCAAGACTTAGCTAAAGTTAAGAATACTGAACTACTTGATAAAAAAGTTGTAAGACGAGAGATGGAAGCAACTCTTAATTTACATCAAGATATGACAATTTCAGAAGAACTAATAATGTATCTTCAAGAAATTTTAAGTCTGGACGAATCAAAAGTACCAAATATTATAGGAGTTTTTAATGATTATTCTAAAGAAGCTGAAGTGGGATAATTGCTTTTCATATGGAGAAGGTAATGAGCTTGATTTAGATAACGCCACTCTTACACAACTTGTAGGCACAAATGGCGTTGGTAAAAGTTCAATCCCTCTCATATTAGAGGAAGTATTATTTAATAAAAATAGTAAAAATGTTAAGAAAGCAGATATTGCAAATCGTTATATTAATAGTGGTTATAATATATCTCTATCTTTTTCAGTAGATGATGAGGAGTATTGCATCGATGTTATGCGTCGTGCTGCACTTAAGTGTAAACTAACAAAGAATGGTGAAGATATAAGCTCACACACAGCGTCTAATACTTATAAGACATTGGGTGAAGTATTGGGTATTGATTTTAAAACCTTTTCACAATTAGTGTACCAAAATACTAATGCGTCATTGCAGTTTTTGACAGCTACCGATACAAATAGGAAGAAGTTCTTAATCGACCTTTTAAAACTAGACGAGTATGTTTCATACTTTGAGATTTTTAAAGAAGCCGTACGTGTACAAGCAAATGAAATTACAGGTACCAATGCGAAACTTGCAACAATTCAGAAATGGCTCGATGACAATATTTTAGAAGATACTAGTATCTTGGAAAAGTTAATTTTACCAAATATTAATGAAGTAGACGAAGAAGAATTACGTTCTTTACAATTAGAATTTGAAAATATCTCTCAGAAGAATAAAAAAATAAATCTTAATGAAACACTCAAAGAGCAGCTAAAAAGCATACCTTTAGAGCAGTATAAAGAAGATTTACAAACTTGTCCAAAAGCACAAGATACTTCACAATTAGAAAGAGAAATAGGAGAAACTAATTTTACAGTTAGTCATCATGAAAAACAGATACTCCAGTATGAAAATGAAACTGGACAGTGCCCTACTTGTGGTCAGGACATAGAGACTTCTCTTAGTGATGATAAAGTAGAGATGCACAAAGAAGCTGTAAAAACAGCAAAGCTTACTTATTTAGAAAAGAAAGCAGAATTAAGCGAGATACAAAATGCAAACAAAATATATAGGAACGCAACCAAAGGAATTGAAGAGTGGGAACAAGTCTTCAGGTCTATTGACCATGAGCTCGCGACAAGAGCAGTGGATGCCGACTACATCGCAGAGCAAATTCAAAACCTTCGTCAAAAGATTACCAATAGTAGGTCGTCTCTTCAAGAGGTTATAGATGAAAACGAAAAGAGAGAGCGTCACAACACAAGAGTTGGAATCATATTGGAACAAACTCAACAATTTCAATCAGAACTTGATGATAGTAAGTCTAGTCTTAGGGGAGCGGAAAGCCAACTGGCGATTCTTGAAACTCTCAAAAAGGCTTTCAGTACCAACGGATTACTTGCCTATAAAATAGAATCATTAGTAAAAGAACTAGAGTTACTAACAAATGAGTATCTAGCAGAATTTAGTGATGGCAGATTTAGTATTAATTTTGTAGTGGAGAATGATAAATTAAATGTGGAAGTTTCGGATAATGGCAATATTATTGATATTCTTGCTCTGTCTAGCGGTGAGTTAGCTAGAGTCAACATAGCCACATTAGTTGCAATAAGAAAGTTAATGGCATCTATAAGTAGAAGTCAAATAAATGTTCTATTCTTAGACGAGGTAAACCAAGCCTTAGACGAAGTTGGTAAAGAAAAGGTAGTGGAAGTTTTATTGAAAGAGGAAAATTTAAATACTTATATGGTATCACACGGTTGGACTCATCCATTACTAGAGAAAATAGAAATTATAAAAGAAGATAATATTAGTTACCTCGAAGGATAATTTAAATCTTGACAAGGAATTAAATATTTGTTATAATATATCATACAAAAGGAAACAACATGCAAGTAGTAATTTACAGTATACCAAATTGTACATATTGTGTACAAGCAAAAAAATTAGCGGAGTCTCACCCAAAGGTAGACGAAACAATATATAAAATGATGGGAGATGGTTTTAAACCAACAGAAGTTAGGGAACTATTTCCTACTGCAAGAACGTTTCCTCAGATTATTGTAGACGGAGAAAAGATAGGCGGATTCATGGAACTCAAGGCTTTATTAGATGGTTAATTCTAGAAGAAAAGGTCATGATGCAGAAATACGTGTAGCAGAAATGCTAAAAAGAATCATAGGCGAGGAGTTTATACAGACTCCTGGCTCTGGTTCCGGCAAGATAAAAGGAGACTTAATGGTAGAACATAAAGTTAATCTTTTTACAATAGAGGTTAAATTCTATAAAGATATGGCATTTAATCATAAAATTTTTACTCAAAAGAGTAACACCTTTGTGGGTTGGTGGTCTAAGCTGTGCAGACAGGCAACAGAGATGAACCAAGAACCTCTCCTCATTTTTAAGGAGAATCATTCACAATGGTACGTGGCAACGACAAGAAAGCCATGTTACAAAAAACATATGTACATAAACTGGTTGGGGTGCTATGTCACCTTTGCCGAACAATTTTTAGAAACACAGGAGTTAAAGTTTACAAATGGCGATAAAATTTACGAGCCATGGAGAGTCGATCCCGAATGGGAACTTATTAATAGTTGATGGACTCAACTTGGCGTTCAGATGGAAACATCAGGGCAAAAATGACTTTGAACATGATTATATTAGAACAGTACAATCATTGGCAAAGTCTTATGACTGCGGAGAGATAGTAGTCTTAGGGGATGGCGGAAGTAACTACCGTAAAGAAATCTACCCCGAATACAAAGCAAACAGAAAAGAGAGATACAAAGAACAGACTGAGAAAGAAGAACAAGAGTTCCAAGAATTCTTAGCCGAGTTTCAAAATACAATGAGTGGACTTAAGCACAAGGGATATCTTACGCTTAAATACGCAGGAGTAGAGGCTGATGATATAGCTGCTCTTATCTGTCAAAACAGAGAAAATCTAGGTATTGATAATATCTGGATGATTTCATCGGATAGAGACTGGGATTTACTTATTGATGAACATATAAGTAGATTTTCAACAGTCACTAGAAAAGAAACAACCCTTCATAATTGGGATGAGCATTATGATTTTGATCCTGAGTACTTCTTAACTTATAAGTGCTTAACAGGGGACAAAGGAGATAACGTTCCAGGTGTTGATGGGATTGGTCCAAAGAGGGCTACCCAAATTATTCAACAATATGGAGATATTTTTGATATCATGGCGAGTTTACCTGTCGAGGGAAAATATAAATTCATTCAAAACTTAAATGAGTTTGGAAATGAAGGACTTGAAGTAGGAATTAAACTCATGGATTTAACATATGATGTTGACGGAGCAGTGCTCGGCAACTCAAAAGAGATTATACAATTAGTGGAGAATTATGTCAGTGAAGATAGATTACAGTAGAGATAGCCTTTTAGATGATTTTGCGAAAGCAACTCTAAAGGACAGATATATGGTAGGTGATGAAACTTCACCTCAAGAAGCTTTTGCTAGAGCTGCCGTAGCTTTTGCAGACGATGATGAACACGCGCAAAGATTGTATGACTATGTTAGCAAACATTGGTTTATGTTTTCTACGCCAGTATTATCAAATGGAGGAACTAAAAGGGGATTACCTATTAGTTGCTTTTTAAATTATGTAGAAGATAGCAGAGAAGGTATAACAGGTCATTTTGTAGAAAATGCTTTCTTATCTTCTTTTGGAGGAGGTATTGGAGGCAGTTGGAACGATGTTCGTGCATCTGGCTCTAAAACTTCTAAAGGAAGTGAGAGTACAGGAGTAATACCTTTTGTAAAGGTAGTAGACGCAGAAATGCTGGCTTTTTCTCAAGGAGTAACTAGACGGGGCAGTTACGCAGGTTATCTACATATGAGTCACCCCGAAATAGAGGAATTTTTAGATGTACGGAAGCCTACTGGTGGCGATACTAACCGTAAGTGTACTAATATCCATCACGCTGTCGTTGTTCCTGATGCTTTTATGGAGCTTATTCACTCCGCTTCAAAGTATCCTGATTTTGACGATAGCTGGGATCTTACAGATCCTCATTCCTTTGAAGTAAAGAAAACTGTATCTGCGAGAGCGTTATGGGTTAAAATACTTCAAAATAGAATGGAAACTGGAGAGCCTTACTTAATGTTTGAAGATGCGGTGAACAAAGATTTGCCCGACTTTCAGAAAAAGAAAGGTTTAAAAGTACATCACAGTAATCTGTGTTCGGAAATAACACTCGCTACAAACGAAGAAAGAACAGCCGTTTGTTGTCTATCTAGTGTTAATCTGGAGTATTATGACGAGTGGAAAGCAGTACCTGCATTTATACCAGATTTGGTAAGAATGTTAGATAATGTACTTGAATACTTTATTCAAAATGCTCCTGAACAATTAGAAAAAGCTAAGTTTAGTGCTCAAAGGGAGAGGAGTATTGGACTTGGTGCTATGGGCTTTCATGCGTATTTGCAGAAGAATGATATACCTTTTGACAACCCAATGGCAACAGGGGCTAATTCTGAGATGTTCCAATATATAAAAAGTAAAGCAGAAGAAACGACTAGAATACTAGCTGTTGAGCGTGGAGCTTGCCCAGATGATGATACTTGTTCTGTGAGGAACGCTCATCTATTAGCAATCGCCCCTAACGCTAGTTCTAGTATTATTTGTGGAAACACAAGTCCAAGTATTGAACCATATAGAGCAAATGCCTATACTCAAAAAACAAAAACAGGTAGTAATTTAGTAAAAAATAAATTTTTAGACAGGTTGTTAATGAGTAAAATAGGACATAGTGATGTATACAATGACACTTGGAAAAGTATTGTTGCAAACAGAGGTAGTGTACAGCATCTTGACATACTCGATGAGTGGGAAAAAGATGTATTTAAAACAGCCGTAGAAATCAATCAAGCATGGATTGTAGAACACGCAAGTGCAAGACAAGAATATATTTGTCAGTCACAAAGCGTAAACCTATTTTTCCCACCTGATGTTAACAAAGGCGATTTACATAATGTCCATATGTTAGCATGGGCGAAAAATTTAAAAACATTGTATTACTTGAGAAGTGAAGCTATCAGTAGAGCTGATAATGTATCTAATCAAGCTAAACGAGAAATAATATTTGAACAGTCAGACTGTTTAAGTTGCGAGGGATAAATGAGTTTATTAAAAGAAAGAGAATACTATAAACCTTTTCAATATCCTTGGGCATTTGAGAATTATAAAAAACAACAACAAATGCATTGGTTGCCAGAAGAAGTAACCTTACAAGATGATATAAAGGATTATAAAGAAAAATTAAGTGAAGGCGAAAGGACATTGTTAGATAATATCTTTAAGTTTTTCACTCAGGCAGATGTAGATGTATGTGGGGGATATGCCCACCACTACTTGCCTACATTTAAACAACCAGAAGTAAGAATGATGCTTGTTAGTTTTGCTGCTATGGAAGCAGTACATCAAGAAGCGTATTCTTTACTACTAGAGACACTTGGTAAGTCAGAAGATATGTACCAAGAGTTTTTTGATATCAATGCTATGATGGAGAAACATGAATATCTACAAGATTTCAGTATGGAAACTCCATATGATATGGCAAAAACAATGGCGGTGTATAGCGCATTTACAGAAGGAGTACAACTATTTAGTAGTTTTGCTATTCTTCTTAACTACCCAAGACATAACTTAATGAAAGGAATGGGACAAATTGTTACATGGAGTATTCGTGATGAATCCTTGCATGTAGATGGCTTGTCAAAACTATTCAGAACATTCATTTCGGAAAATCCCGAGTTATGGACTGATAAGTTAAAATACGAAATATACTGTGCTGCAGAAAAGACAGTAGAGTTAGAAGATAACTTTATTGATATTTGTTTTGATAAAGCAGATATACCAGATTTGACAGCAAAAGAAGTCAAGGAATATATTAGATATATTGCTGATAGAAGGTTATTAGGTATCGGTATGAAGAAAATATTTCATAGTACAGATAATCCTTTACCTTGGATTGACATGCAAGTCAACGCAGTTGAGCATACCAACTTTTTTGAAAACCGTGCTACCGAGTATGCTAAGGCGAGTACACAAGGCAATTGGCAGGACGTATTTAAATGAGCAAAGAAAATCCAACTATTACTCTTGATGAGGTGGCATATGATATTTCAGCATTGACACCAGAACAACAATCAATAGTAGTAGCAATTAACAAATGCGATATTTACATCGAAGATTGGAAGCATAAGCAAGCTATAGCACAAACAGCAAGGCAAGCATATGTTAATGATTTAGGTGGACAACTGAAAGGGGAATAATGAAAATATTTGTAGGGTACGATTCACAATATCCTGAAATGTTTGAAGTGTGTAAGGCATCAATCTTACGATTTAACCCAACACACGAAGTTATACCTTTGATTACTTCAGAGTTACAGGAACAAGGACTTTATACTAGAAAGGAAAAGGGTAATACCGAATTTGCTTTTACTAGATTTCTTGTTCCTCATCTTTCTAATTATATGGGATATTCTTTATTCTGTGATGGTGACTTTCTATGGAGATGTGATCCCCAGGAAATAACTCATTTTAAGAAAGACAATGAAGAAGTTATGTGTGTACAACATGCTGACTTAGTGTTTGACCAATACACTAAAATGCATGATAAATTGAACAAACCATATAATAAAAAATATTGGTCATCGTTGATGTATTTCAACAATAAAGAATGTACGATGCTAAACGAATGGTATGTAAATAATGCTGCGGCTAAACATTTACATGGATTTAGCTGGGCTAGTAAGGTAGGTTCTTTACCTGCTGCTTACAATGCTTTAGTAAACTATTACGATTTTGGTAGTAGAGCTAAAGGGGTACACTTTACAGATGGAGGGCCGTGGATGGGAATTTACGACCATGAGGAGTATTGCAAAGAGTGGACAGAATTATATAACACTTTGTAATGAAAAACATCCCAATAACAGCAGTAGACCAATATGATTTTCTAGAACACAGACGTGAACAAGAAAAGAAACATTGGGCAAAGAAAGATAACTTAAATGAACTAGATTCTATCCTTACTGTTGAAATAAATACTACCGAGTTGTGTAATAGAACTTGTGTATTCTGTCCACGACACAACCCAGAAGTTTTTCCTAATCGAAATCTACACTTAACTATAAAAGGTGCAGAAATAATAGGGAATGAATTAGGAAAAATAGGGTTTAGTGGTAAAATATCTTTAAGTGGGTTCGGAGAGAATTTACTTAATCCAAATTTCAGAGAGATAGTTCATATCTTTCGACATACAATCCCATTAGCAACTTTAGAGTGTAACACTAATGGAGATAAATTAACCCAAGCATACGCAGAAGAACTATTTGAATATAGTGGGTTAGACTTAATTTATATTAATCTGTACGATGGTATAGAGCAAATGACTCACTTTGAAGAAGTAATGAAAAACATACCTGAAGATAAGTATAAATATCGCATGCATTGGGGTGACTTTGAAAACCATGGTCTATTACTTAACAACCGTAGCGGGGTCATCGATTGGGTAGGTATAGAAGAATCTAGTGTAACTGCTTTGAAAGGGAAACCTTGTCATTATCCCTTCTATAAAATGTTTGTTGACTGGAATGGAGATGTTCTATTTTGCTCAAATGACTGGGGAAGGGAACATGTTGTGGGAAATTTACTGCAAGATACATTACACAATGTATGGTTTGGTAAACCAATGAACAAAATAAGAAAAAAATTAATAAAAGGAGATAGAAGTATGTCTCCTTGTAACAAGTGCAGTGTAGATGGTAATCTATTCGGCAAACAGTCATTTGACATTATAAAGGAATATTATGAAAATAGCAATAACAGGAAGTAGTGGTCTCGCAAAAACTATCAAAGACACATTAGAAGCAACACCATTCAAAGGTAAAATGATTAAAGTAGATACTCCGCGTATTGAGGATATTTTAATGAATGATGTTAATTGGTATGGATTTGATAATATTAATCCTAACCATGTAGATGTGCTAATTAATTTTGCACACAATGACTTCGACCAAACAAAAATATTAGCAATAGCCCACGAAGCCTGGAGATATGATAAAACAAAACAAATCATAAATTTTTCTTCTCGTGCGTCTCAACCAAACATATCTAAAGGATATCTATACGCAGCTCAGAAATCTTCTTTAAACCATTTAAGTAATAATTTAACATACAATTCAGAAAAAAGGTACAAACTTACTACAATCAATTTAGGTTTGTTAAACCACGAGGAAATACCTAGCTTAACTTCGCAAGACGTTGCAAATGTATGTTATTACTTAATTACAGCACACCCAGGTATAGAGATACCTGAAATAACTATCCAAGCACATGCAAACTATCAAGAGGTTCAATCTCTAAAAGAAATGATCAAAAAATCTGGTATGATAATACCAAACTATTAGGAATATAATTATGCTAGGACGAGTAATATTAGTGGGAAATTCAGTAGAAATGCTTCAGTACGAAAATGGACAATATATTGACAGTTTTGACACAATTGTTAGATTTGGAAAAGGTATACCTACGAATGAAAATTTCGTCTCGATAGGTAAAAAAACCGATATGTGGGTTACAGGTTTCTTAAGACAACAGTATTATAAAAAGTTTAAAAACGTAAAAGTTTTATTCAACCGATGTCGAATACATATGGACATACCTCCCAATACAAAAATACTACCAGGATTTGATTATACTGATATGTTTACTGATGAAGAAATACTAGAGATATTTGATTTGATTGGTACAATAAATAAGGTGCCAGATGGAGGCAGACCCTCCGCAGGTTTCCTGGCTATTATGTATATACTAAATAAGTGTGAGTTTGAAAGTTTAGAGATTATTGGTTTTGATTTCTTTGCTAAGAAGTTACCTTTCTCAACTGGAGAAGATTATCCCGCTAGTTGGCATATGCCGGTGAATAGTATGAAAAAGACCCCTCACAATCCCTCTGAAACAAAAATAGTTAGAGAGCTTGCAAACAGGGGCAGATTAAAATGGAATATTCTTTCAGACTTGAAAGAAGAATTTTTAGATCTTTCCTAGTTTAAACCCAGCTTTTAATAAAGATCCAGCAGCTCTTTTCTGTTTTGCTGATTTCAATAATAAAATTTCATTATTAATAGCATTTCTGTGATTAACAGGTATGCTACTTATTAAATTGGAATACATATCCCATGGCAATGATAATTGCACTCCTGTAGGTAAATCTAAATATGGTTTGATTAACCATTTATGTTCTATATTAAGTTGGAAAGATTTTCTAAGCATTACATTATAGTTAATACAGTCCAGAGGACCCATCGCGTCTTTCTCTATTAAAACATCATTTTGACCTGTCATGTATAGTGGCATAAATTTGTGTTGATATGAAAGTAATTTTGAAACAAATGCTTCATCCCTACACTTATATAATAATCTGTCTATTGCAGGCATCCCTGGTACTCTAGTCTCTAGCTCATCTGTTTCAGTAGGGCAAAATAATTCTGCTGGGTCAAAGTTTTTTAATAGGTCGTAATTCAATAATGCAAATTCTGTGCTTATATTTTCTGGTTTCTGTTCATTAATTGCTATTCTTAAAATTCTGTAGAAGTCTAAAAATCTAGGATGCTTTCTGAATACTCTTTTATGTGCTAAGTATGAAACTGATTGAAAAAAGTCTGGTCCTGGTAGATTATCAGACCATCTACCACTAATGATATTATTACCACCAAGCCAAACTATTCTTTTATGTAAACCACCTTTATCTTTCCAATGGTCTAATAAATGACACATTGTTGTCGCTAATTGATTTTTTAACCAAAAAGTTTGATAAATCTTTACAGTAGGAAAGTTTTCTAGTATCCATTCTACTGGTGCCTCCGCCCAGTCATCTTCGTGTATGTATAAATGTAACCTTATTTTTTCTTTGTCGGGCAGGAGTGATGCTAGAGTATACATACTCCATACTTTTTTATAGGGGTGAACTACTTCTATCATTTTATTTTTTTATATTCCCAAAAGTTATTGACATACGCTTGTAGTCTATCTTCCGCATCTTCGTCAAATTCAAAGATTATTCCAGAGTTTTTTGCTGAAAATATCTTACAAAGTGCAAGGTATGAGTTACTTCCTGATATTGTATCATAGAAACTCTCATAAGTTAATAAGTTTTTCTCTCGGTCTACTTTAGGGTAGCTAACAAGAGAAAGTTTTTTGCGAAGAAGGATTGCTATTAATCCCATCTCGCTATTAGGTGCTGCTGCTACTTCTTTACTATTTAATAATAATTCGTAGCCACCTTCTTTTTTGTCTAGTACTTTTTCTGTACCAAATCGTCTTCTTAAATCCGCTATATAAATATGAGCAGTAATTGGATGAGGCTTTATTACATACCCCTCATCTACTAGTTTCTGTACTCGTCTGTAATCTATTACTGTTCCTTTACATAATAAATTACTTCCTGGTAAGAAAATAACTTTATCATAAAATTCTGTATTCCATCTTAAAGTATACTTGTTTTGTAGATTATTTTTTATTTTTTCGATTCTTTCTTCATCAATCTTTACATCTGAATCAATAATCGCTTTATATAATTTTGTATTAATCTTTATAGAGTTAACTCTACAAGCTACTCCTTTTCCTAAAAAATCTGTGTACAACCATTTACGAATACTATGTAACTCATTGGTGTTAAACCAAAGGTCATACTCCCAATCAAGCCCCTCAGTTTTATCAAATACTAATCTTTCTTTTAGTATTGATAAGCTGTCTAAATCACCTTTTGGTCTAAAACAAGAACCTGATTTCATAAAATGAGTTGCGACATCTCCCAAAGACTCATTTATTGTCATAGCTTTTAACGGATTTTTAGGTTTAACTGTTGTTCTGTTTTGCATTCTTTAGCTCGAAAAGTTGTTTTTCTAAGTTTTTCATTCTTTCTTCAGATTCACCAATGACATCGAACACAGCCGCCATCATTGATTCCAGTTTTTTATTAAGATAATCTGGTGTAATATCTTCTGCTTTATTCTTTATCATATTAGGTTTCGCTCCAGTCTGAGCCATCCCAATAAGATAGTCCAAAGTCTGCTATACTAGCAACCTCTGTGTCAAATATGGTTCCTGCTTGGGCGGCGGTTATTCTTTCAAATACTGTTGTTGAAGTATCAAAAGTTGTTGTTGTTAAGTGATCAGTTGTTTTGTTTGTTTCTGTTGCTAATGTAGTTGCAATTGTTGTTGTTGTTGTTCTACCTGTAGCAAAAGTTGTTGTCTTAGTCGTATCAAAAGTTGTAACAGTATTAAATCCAGTTACATTCGATGTTGCTGTTGCTCTTGTTGTATTAAAAGTACTTACTGTACTTCTACTTGAAGCTGTACTTCTACTTGAAGCTGTAGCTCTATCAGTATCAAAAGCTGTTGTTGTTGTTCTACTTGATGCTGTAGCTCTTGTTGTTACAGTACCTTGAGTTGTTGCAAAAGTTGTCGTTGTACTTCTACTTGACGCTGTAGCTAGAGTAGTATTAAAAGTTGTCGTTGTACTTCTACTTGACGCTGTATTTCTACTTGAAGCTGTAGCTCTATCAGTATCAAAAGCTGTTGTTGTTGTTCTACTTGAAGCCGTTGCTCTTGTTGTTACAGTACCTTGAGTTGTTGCAAAAGTTGTTGTTGTGCTTCTACTTGAAGCTGTAGCTCTAGCAGTATTATATGTAGTTAGAGTTGCTTGTGAAGTTCCTGTAGATCTTGAAGATGCTCTAGATGTAATATACGCTGTTTCATATGCTGTGGCTTGTGAAGTATTTGTACTTCTAGCAGTACTCGTAGCTTGTGTAGTAGTATAAGAACTAATAGTAGCAAATGTAGTATTATCTATATAAGCCGTTATAGTTGCAAAGGTAGTAGTTGTAGTCGTAGTTTGTGCTGTATTTGTACTTCTAGCAGTATTAGTGGCTTGAGTAGTATTAGTAGTTGCTGATGTCGCAGTGCTTTGAGTAGTATTAGTACTTATAGTTGTTGCAAAAGCTGTATTATCTATATAAGCCGTAGAAGTATTTGTGTTATTACTTGTAGCTGTACCCTGTGAAGTATTAGTACTTCTACTTGTTCCAAATGATGTGTTATTAATATAAGCTGTAATAGTAGCAAATGAAGTACTTGCTATATAAGCCGTAGAAGTATTTGTGTTATTACTTGTATTTGTATTTTGAGCCGTATTAGTACTTCTACTTGTTCCAAATGATGTGTTATTAATATAAGCTGTAATAGTAGCTGTATTATTAGCGGTATTTGTATTGTTAGTAAAAGCTGTGTTATTAATATACGCTGTAACAGTATTTGTATTATTACTTGTATTTGTATTTTGAGCCGTATTAGTACTTCTACTTGTTCCGAAAGCTGTATTATTAATATACGCTGTAGAAGTATTTGTGTTATTACTTGTATTTGTATTGTTAGTAAAACCAGTTGAGTTAGTAAATGCAGTATTACGAGAAGTATTTGTATTTCTAGAAGTACTTGTATTTACTCCATATATACCACTAGTACTGTTTAAGAAGTTTGTATTGTTAGTAAACGCTGTACTACGGCTAGTACTTCTGTCATCAAAGTTTGTACCGGCTTCTGGATCAAAACTTACTATATAATCAGTATTATATGTAGTAATTCTCGAAGTATTTGTAGCTCCTGTTGTATTTGTATTATGCACCCATGTCGAATTTGTGGAGTTTGTAAAACCAGTTGAGTTAGTAAACCCAGTAGACCTTGCAGTATTTGTATTTCTAGAAGTAGCTGTACCTGCTATATATGCTGTAGCTGTATTTGTGTTATTACTTGTATTTGTACCCTGCGAAGTAGTGTAACTAGTAATCGTAGCAAATGAAGTACTTGCTATATATGCTGTAGCTGTATTTGTGTTATTACTTGTATTTGTACCTCTAGAAGTATTAGTACCTGCTATATAAGCCGTAGAAGTATTTGTGCTATTACTTGTATTTGTACCTTGTGTAGTACTATAAGCTGTAATAGTAGCAAAGGTTGTAACTGCTATATAAGCCGTAGAAGTATTTGTGTTATTACTTGTATTTGTATTTTGAGCCGTATTAGTACTTCTAGAAGTAGCTGTACCCTGTGTAGTAGTATAAGTAGTAATAGTAGCAAATGAAGTATTATTAATATAAGCTGTAACTGTATTAGTATTTCTAGCGGTATTACTGGTTCTAGTAGTATTATATGTACTGATAGTCGCAAATGATGTATTATTAGCAAAGGTAGTAATAGTAGCAAATGTAGTGTTATCTATATAAGCTGTAATAGTTGCAAAGGTTGTAACTGTGTTTGTGCCTTGAGCAGTATTTGTACTTCTAGAGGTAGAGGTGGATTGTGTAGTATTTGTACTTTTACTTGTTCCGAAAGATGTATTATCTATATAAGATGTAATAGTAGCAAATGAAGTTGTCCTACTTGTACCAATTACAGTATCATATGCTGTAGTATACGCTGTTGTGGTATTCCACGAAGTAATCGTATTTTTGTTAGTAATGAATGTAGTAGTTGTACTAAACGCAGTTGTTGTTGCTAATGTAGTGTTGAACGTTGTAGTTGTAGTAAACGCAGTTGTAGTAGTAAACGCAGTTGTCGTACCTTGAGTTGTTGTAAAGGTAGTAGTTGTAGTAAACGCAGTTGTAGTAGTAAACGCAGTTGTTGTTGCTAATGTAGTATCAAACGTTGTAGTAGTAGTAAAAGCTGTTGTTGTTGCTAATGTAGTATTAAACGTTGTAGTTGTATTAAATGCTGTAGTAGTTGTAAACGCAGTCGTTGTACCTTGAGTTGTTGTAAAGGTAGTCGTTGTAGTAAAAGCTGTTGTAGTATTATACGCAGTTGTTGTTGATACCGTAGTATTGAACGTTGTAGTTGTATCAAATGTGGTTGTTGCGCCTGTAGCAGTTGCTAGTGTGGTATTGAAAGTTGTAACTTTAGACGTATCAAATGTGGTAGTAGTATTGTAGTCTGTATCAAAAACAGTATTTGTATTAAATACAGTATTTTGTACTCCTGAAATTGTACTTGTTGTTGTAGCTGTATTCCTACTAGTCTCATGAGTTGCTGTAAAAGGTCCGGCTAAAGAACCATTATCATTTACATAAACTTCATTGACACGACGAACTACCCCACCATCATTTACAGCGAGGAACTTAACTTGTCGTAATGTACCAGAATCGTTTACATATATTGCCATTTTTTAACTCGAATAAACAAACCATATGTGACCAGTTGCTGTCGAGCCGACGCCAGATGGTGCACTAGTAGTGATTGTATGAGGAAGCCTAGCTGATGCTATTGTTCCTGTAAGTTTTGTTGCTGCCATACTTGCACCTTGGAAGCCTCCACTGGAATCAACGGCTTGTACACCATCAATTTTTATTCCAGCGTCTTCAATGTTAAAATCTAATTTTTGTCCCATTTTATACCTCTATTGTTGTTCGTATAAATTTATACGCCATAGTATCTCCACTTGCTGGAGTTACTCTTAATCTTACATTACCTGTATTTATATCTGCATCAAACGTCGCTTGTGCTCCGTTGTCAAATATAGATGCGTACTGTGTTAAATAAACTGTGGTACCATCATGAAATAATGCTATTTCTAACGCTTGGTAATCACCGTCTGTTGAATTTGTTATCTGTACTAAGTACTTAGCAGTTCTAAATGTTGCTGCTGCAAAAGTATCTAATGAAAATACTGTTGTTGATGTTGAAGCTCCTGTACCAACATCCATACCAGCTACTTCGTCTATGTGAAGTTTTTGAACTGGGTTTGCATCTTGAATACCTAACTTACCTTTTACCTCAATTATAGCACTAGTGCCATTACCAAGACCGATATTAGCTCCAGCGAACCCCATATTCCCGGTCATGCTTTTACCATCAAGTGCTGCACTTGATAATTGTGTAGTTGTTATAGAGTTATTTGCAATCTCACTTGACCCGACAGCGTTAGCGGCTATTTTAGCTGCTGTTACAGAGTTATCTCCTAGTTTTGCATTTGTTACATTAGCATTGGCAATCTTTGCTGTTGTTACTTGTGATGCTCCAATATGTATAGTGTCAATACTACCTGTAACTAGTTCTGCTGAATCTACTGAGTTTGATGCTAATAAGTCTGCGGTAATTAATCCTGATGATACCATACCTACATTATTAATTGCATTATCTGCTATCTTAGCTGCTGTTATTTGGTCGTCTGCAATATGTATAGTGTCAATACTACCACTCACTAATTCTGCTGAATCTACTGAGTTTGATGCTAGTTCTGAAGCGCCTACTGCACCAGCTGCTATATGTCTTGCTACTATACTGTCTGTTGCTATTTTTGTACCGTCTACTGCGTTGTCTGCTATGTTTCCTGTTGCTATAGTATTTGCTGCTATATCTCCGGACACTATAGTACCATTTACAATCTTCGCCGAAGTAATTGAGTTATCTGCTAAATCTGCATTTACGATTGTTCCATTGACAATTTTTGAAGAGTCTACGGAGTTAGCTGCTAGATGACTTAGTACTATTTGTGCGTCATCGATATGTCTTGTTAAAATACTATTTTGAGCAATCTTCGTACCATCTACAGCGTTATCTGCTATCTTACCTGTCTGTATAGTGTTATTTGCTATTTTTGCGTTTGTTACTTGTAAGTCTGCAATATGAGCATTATCTATACTACCATCTACGTAATGTTCTGAATCTATAGAGTCATCAGCAATTTTTGTTCCGTTTATTGCATCAGCTGCAATATCTACACCAACTATGGTACCGTTTGCAATTTTTGCTGAAGTAACTGAATTGTCTGCTATTGCAGAAGCTGTTCCTGTTAAGTTACCTGTTACGTTTCCTTCTAAATCTGCTACTAGCGTACCTTTTGCATATCCTGTTCCTGAAGTATTTACAGTTGTAGTTGGTTGTACTTGTAAGTCTTTAAATATCTGCCATTTACCAGAATCATCTGCGTTTCTGAATATACCTGAATATTTGTCTGTACCACCAGTATCGTATAATCCATAGAAACCTATATCAACTGCATCTGAACTTCCGTTGCCAGTTGCCATTGAGATAAGAGAGTCTCCAGTTGTAATTGTTGTAGCTGAAGCTGCGAATGAAGTTCCTGATACTGTCACGTTTCCTGAGAAAGTAACATTACCTGACATTGTCTGTCCGCTTAATGCGTCTGATTTAAGTTCTGCTACCGATACAGCGTTTGCTGCTATCTGTGTAGCTGTTACTGCATTTCCAGCTAGTTCTACTGCGGAGACTGAATTTACTGCAAGTTTTGCATTTGTTACTTGGTCGTCTGCAATATGTATTGTGTCTATTGAGCCTGATACTAGTTCTGCAGTATCTACTGAGTTTGCACCTAATTGAGTGCTAGTGATACTTCCATCAGCAATCTTAGCGGCAGTAACTGCGTTATCTGCTATCTTCGCTGTTGTTACGTTAGCGTCTAGTATTTTTGCTGTTATAACTGAATCAGAAGCTAGGTGTATGGCGTCTATTGAGCCACTTACTAGTTCTGCTGTATCTACAGAGTTTGCAGCAAGTTGATCTGCTGTAATCTGTGCATCGTCTATGTGTCTTGTTAAAATACTATTAGAAGCAATCTTACTTCCATCTACTGCGTTATCCGCTATCTTACCTGTTGCTATAGTATTATCGGCTATATCTCCAGACACTATAGTGCCGTCTGTTATATGGGCTGAAGTAATAATTCCTGATGCTATCTTAGCTGCTGTTACTTGGTTAGCTCCTAATTTTGTAGTTATTATTGCACCAGCGGCTATTTTACCAGATGTTACTTGTAAGTCTCCAAGATGTATTGTATCAATACTACCTGTAACTAGTTCTGATGAATCTACTGAGTTTGCGGCTAGTAGGTCTGCTACTATTGTTCCTGAAGGAATCTGTGTAGCAGTTACAGAGTTATTAGCAAGTTCACTAGTACCTACTGCATTTTCCGCTATTTTTGCGGCTACTACTGAGTTAGCTGCTAGTTTGTCTGATGTTATTTGTAAGTTCGCGACATGTATAGTGTCTATACTACCACTTACTAATTCTGATGAATCTACCGAGTTTAAGGCTATTTCACTTGTTCCTATAGCATTAGCAGCTATGTGTCTTGCTACTACTGAATTACTTGCTAGTTGTCCTGAAGTTACATTATTATTAGCGATCTTTGATGTAATTATTTGTCCTGTGCCGATGTGTATACTATCTATACTACCACTTACTAATTCTGAAGAATCTACTGAGTTAGCTGCTATTGCTGCTGCGTTGATAGCATTATCTCCTACTGCGGTTACTGCGGCTCCTTGTAATTGTGCTGCTCCAACTGCGTTAGTTGCAATTTGTAGAGTATCTACTGCGTTAAGTGCTATTTCTGATGAGCCTACTGCGTTAGCTGCTATTTCACTTGCTGTAATTGAATTACTTACTATTTCAGTAGTACCTACTGCATTCGCCTCAAGTGAGGAGACTAATGCATTACTTTTTCCTATGAGTGACATATTATGTTTGCTCCAAATATGAGAGTACGCAGTCGATTGAATTTGCTACATTACTCTGTACCTTGATTATATCCCCAGCCTCTAAAACCACTTTTGCATCTCCACCTATAACTACTTGTGTGGAGTTACTTGGTATTGGAGTGCTATGCATTAAAGCTACGTGAGTACTTGAACTTGCGTCAAAAAACTCTACTGTTGCTTCAATTTGTCCACCACTCTGATTACAAATATAACACCCAATAATCGTTGATGTTGTACTTGAAGGGCAGGTATAAACACTTGTTAATGAAGTGCCTACACTAGCTGATGATGCTGATTTAAATGCTGATGCCATAATCTTATCCTAATGCTATGCTCAGTGCTAGTGCTTCTGCTTCGGTTATACCGGCAGATGACATAGTAACAATTTGACCTGAGCTGTTCTTTGTGTAAATTGTTTTGTCAGAAACATTCATAGCAAGTTCATATGTTTCTAAATCACCTGCTGATGGTATACTACCGCCTGTTTCTGACCTTTTAATTTTAATTACGTGAGACATTTCTTAGAATGTTCCACCGTCTAATGTGTTTGACCATGCTACAGTTCCGTTTGCTCCGACTTGTAACATTTGTCCTACTGAATTTGTTGAGTCATAAGAACCAATATTTAATGTTGTAAACGAACCACCTGTGTTCGCTCCATAAATTAATTGACCTTCTACTATTGCGTTGTCTAACCCTTTAATTTGTAAAGTATCTGAATTTATTTCTATAGAAGTATCATCAACATTTACTGAAATAGTATTACCTGATTTGGCTAAACCTATTCCGGCTACTACTTGTCCAGCTCCTGAGAACTGTGTAAAGGTAAGACCATCTGTACCTAGTGTTGCTGATCCTGTAACATTTGATAAAACAAAACCTGCATCTGCATTAGTTGAACCTTCTTCTACGAAAGTAAATAGTCCACCTGTTACATCTGCACTTGAATCCGCATCTAGTGCTCTTGTTAGTACTGCTGCTGCACCTGCATTACCTACTGTACTTACATAGTAAATACCGTTTTGTGTAGCGGTTGATTGATTTTTAACAAGTACTCTATTATTAATTAATAGTGCTTGTCCATCAACAGTTATAGCTCCGTTGGAGTCGTATGTTAATGTAGCACCTACACCACCAGTACCATTATCATAAGTTCCAGTAATAGCTGCTTCTGTAGCTACCCTTACTGATTCTTTAATGTCTAGTGCTTGTTTTACGCTGTCTACATATGCTTTTGTTGTAGCATCTGTTGCTTGGGTAGGAGTGCCAATGTTAGCAAGTCTATTTCCTCCAAAGTCAACTGTTTGTGACCCTGCAACTGTAAAGCCACCATCAAAGTCTACTGATGGTGTAAATGTTGCTGTACCGGCAATTGCGATTGCATCTCCTGATGCGTCACCAATATTTACTGCTCCGTTAAGAGTAGTGCCACCTGTGACTTCTAAATCACCACTTGCTGTTACATCAACGACATTTAAGTCGCCTGCTATTACAGTATCACCTGAACTAGCATTTACTGTGAATTTGTTTGTAGCGATAGCTAAGTTTCCAGACATATTGACAGCTGCTGCTGAAGTTAGTCCTGATACTGTTAATGCTGATCCTACAGTTGTTGATTCACTTCCATTAGTAGTAACAAATTTTAAATATGAAGTTCCGCCTTCGTTTATATCTAAAGCTGCTGCGTTATTGTCTAATAGAGTTAGTGAATTTGCTTGACCTGTTAAATCTATAGTTCCGCCATGAGTAATAACTAAATTACCTGTGGGAGCTAGAGTAAGATTGCCTGAACTAGTACTAATAGTATTACTAGAACCAGTAACTACTATGTTACCTGATTTTAATACATCTATTTTAGATGAACTATCTACTACTATTGCTGAAGCTGCTGTTAGCGTACCTGCTGTATGGTCGAGCATTTGGACGTATAAGTCCCCGCCTATTGTTGTTACTGCCGATGTAGAGGGATGCCCTACAAATAGTTTTTTGGAATTTGATGAATACGCTAATTCACCAGCACCGAGGGAAGATGGAGCGGCGGAACTACTACTTCTTTTGATTTTAATGGTTTGTGCCATGTTTCTGTCCTAAATGAGCTAAAAAGCCCCTGCGTCTATAGTGTCTGAGTCGGTTGAGTCGTTGCCTATCATTATAGGAACAAAACTATATACGCCCGTAGACGTTTCTCTATAGATCTTTAACTGATTATCGTCAGTGTCATAAAATAAATCCCCTTCTGCCAAGTTTGTTGTACTGGAAGCTGGAGATGAGGTTTGTACGAAAAATTGATTCGCTAAGTAATTGAGTGCACCTTCAATCGTAGATTGCCCTACTAAGGTTCCTACTGGATTATCAAATGTGAGTGAGCTTGCATCTGTTGCACTAGCTGCTACCGCGCTAGAAACCGTTAATGTCGTTGTGTTTGCAGTTGCAGTTAAACTTGTATTTTGAGGGGTAATCGTGACGGTAAGTGCCATTATCTTGTAACTTCTGCTGTAACTCTCGCTACACCTTGAATAAGTCTAGTAATACTATTAGCACTAGAATTAAATAATTCTAAATCATAATAATATTTACCTGACGCTATATTTCGTGTGAGTGCGTAACCTAAATTCATTGTTAATTTGCCTTGTGAGGCATTTGTAACTGTACAAGTAAAGGTTGCTGTAAGAGTAGAAGATGTGGGTGTTGGTCTCAGTTGTGCAGACGCAGAATGACTACCTAGATTAACTGGGTTGCCGTTTTGCGCTATGACTAATTCAATTGAAAAGTCAGCACCTTGATCAATGACTATGTCATAATTTCCTGCTGCCATAAATATTACTCCTATATGCTAAATTATATCAAAAATATGGGGTGCTGTCAAGAACTATTTTTAACGGGTGTTATTAAAACGGAAAATAGGTTATGATTGGTACCTATCACCGTATAATTTTGTAGCAAAAGTTAGATTTAATGCATCTGCTTTATCTGTTTCTTGTATTATAGCTTTTGCCCAATTTAACATAATTGTTTCAGTTACGTTTTCATAGGGAGTTAAGAAGCCTGATAATTCTCCATTCGCTTTAGCTCTCCAAGGTAAGGGAATTAATAAATTTTCTGAATAAATTTGATCTGCTTGTCCACTAACTAGGTGAGTTGCATTTGCAGAAGTTCCATCAGTGCTTGTAATTTTTATTTTTACAGTTTTCACCATATTAGCTTCTCTTCTTCTAGGCATACACTGATTGTTCACATAGTCTTGTGCTTCATGCCCTACATATTCATATACATGAGTAAACTGTACATCTAGTGTAGTAGTAATTGGGTTTCCTTCCGAGTCTGTTCCTGTTTGTATTATATGATTCACTATTATGGTTTCTCCTCATCTAGTATAACGTTATGTGCTATATATCCATTTCCATTACCGCCCTTAACAACATAAGTATCTTGATCTTCTACGTCCATATTATGTGTTACACAGGCTACTCGTACGTTAGGCATTGCAAATATTTCTTCTCTGGTTCCATCCTCTAATACTAGGTGATCTCCTACTACTAGATCTTCAGCTCTTACGAATTTGAAAACTGCATCTTTAAATGCTAACATTGGATGTTCGCCTGTTACTTTCAAGTTGTAATTAATCCAATAGTAATTGTCATGTGCATGAGCATCTGTAACTGTTTCTACTGTAGAAGTTCCAAAAGTACCTGTACCAATTTCTGGTGTTGTCCAAGTTATCCATGCATCTTCTTCAAGAGATAAACTAGAGTGACTAAATGATTTTACACTCTCTCCTGCAGTGACTGTTTCTATTGCTTTTAGCGAACCATCGGCCATTACGACAGGAGTTCCTTCTACGAAACAACCTCCGCCTCCGCCTCCGCCTCCGCCTCCTAATGTTGTTGTAACCTCAAATCCTGCGGAAGATTCTCCAATAGTTATTGTGCTTGATCTTGTAGTTGCATTAGTACTTGCTGATGTAATTTCTACATTAATGTAACTTCCGTTTGCTATATTTGAGTTTGCTGTTCCAAAACTTCCTCCATCAATTTTATATCTTGTATATGAAGTATTAGTTATACTTGCTGTTTTAGTGCCTGCAAATCCTCCAACTACTTGTGTGTTAGAATAAAATGCGGTACTTACTGCTACACCTGTTTGGTTAGCAAAACTGAATAATGGGTCTGTTGTTCCGAATTTAATAAATCTTGCTTCCGCTGAACCTACTGTATCTGGTCCTGTATCTGCTTGAGCTCTTACAAACATGGAAACATTGCCTGAGCCTGTATATGTAAATGCAATAGGCATATTAGCTGTTTGAGCACTAGAGTATAATCTACCTGATGTTGCATTTCCTGCTGTATAGTAGTCAATTCTTGGAGTTTCATAAATTAGTGTTCCTTCACTTGCGGTGGAACTACCTGTTCTTGCTTGTATACTAATAGTTTTAACATGGTTTGTTCCACCAGTCAATCTTACAAATCCTTGATAAAATCCTGCTCCAGTACCTACACTTACTATATGTTTGTTATCCATAGTATTGGTAGACCAGCTACCTACTGTACTACCGGCTACATTAGCACCAGAGGAAGGTAAAGTTAATTGACCATTTACAGTAACATCATCACCTTCTAGTGTTCCTTTGAATTTGGCGTTTCCTGATGTATCGATATAGAATTGTTTTGCGGAAACAAAACCATCTGACCCCATTACAATACCACCATTTGCTAAGAAAGTTGCATTTCCTGAGCCTGATGTTCCTATTGCAAAATCTCTAGTTGAGGAACTTGCTTGTGCACCACCTGCTAAGTGATACGTTGTTATACCCCATCCACCTACACCACCACCTACAATAGTTGATGATGTGTTTACTGAAGCATGAGTAACTTTTGAATTTGCTGTACTATGAGCATTAGCTGCATTCGTTGTAGCAGTATTAGCTTGACCATAGGCATTAGATGCATTCGATGTAGCAGTATTAGCTTGACCATGAGCAGCAGATGCATTCGATGTAGCAGTATTAGCTTGACCATAAGCATCAGATGCATTCGATGTAGCAGTATTAGCTTGACCATAGGCATCACTAGCTGTTGACGCTGCTGCTGCTGCGTTAGCTGCTACAGCTGCTGTAGCTGTTGCCGCGCTTGAACCTGTATATCCACTATTAAAAGCGGTTACTGATATACTTCCTGAGAAAGTACCTGTTGCACCTTCTAGAGCACCTTTAAATTTAGCGTTACCTGCTGTGTCAATGTAGAAGTTCTTTGCTGAAATATATCCTGCCGCCCCTAATTTTATACCTGCTGTTGCGTATGCTGCATTACCGCCCCCACTTGAGTTTGTACTAGAAAAGTCTGCTGCATTTACATTCCAACCACCTGCTGAACCATCTGTCAGTGTGATTGTCATATTGTCTGTTGAAGATATTTTTGCGTTTGTAATTGCGTTTGCGGCTAGTACTGCTGTATTAATAGAGCCATTACTTACAGCTATTTTTGCATAGTCAATATCTCCAGTCCCAACAGCTATTTTTGCTATATCAATATCTCCAGTCCCAATAGCTATTTTTGCTATATCAATATCTCCAGTACCAATAGCTATTTTTGCTATGTCAATTGATCCGGTACCAATAGCTATTTTTGCTACATCAATATCTCCAGTCCCAATAGCTATTTTTGCTATACCTATAGAGCCTGTTCCAATACTTATTTTTGCTACGTCTATAGCTCCAGTCGCGCTTATTTCTGCGTTTGTTATACTGTTTGCTACAATTTTTGCTGCGGTAATTGAGTTAGCTGATATATTATCTCCAGTTACCCCATTATTTTGAATAACAACACTATTTACAGAGTTAATTGCTATTTGGTTGTTATTAATAGAGTTAGCAGCTATAACAATTGCATTTACAGAGTTTGCTTTTAGTTGATTTGATTCAATAGAGTTAGCAGCTATAATAACTGCATTTACTGAGTTTGCTGATATTTCTGAAGCTCCTATTGCATTTGCTATAATTATTGCAGCGGTTACTGAATTTGATTTTAATTGTGCATTTTCTATAGAGTTAGCAGCTATACTATCTACATTGATAGCATTACTAGCTACACTTGCATTTACTATTTGGTTTGCCGCTATTTTAGCTGTTCTTATAGCATTTCCTGCTACCTGGTCTGTATCTACTGCTCCATTTTGAATTATAATACCATTTACAGAATTAATTGCTATCTGAGTAGAGCCTACTGAGTTTCCTAGTAGTATTGTTCCGTTTACTGAGTTAGCGGCTATTTCTGCGCTGCCTATTGAGTTAGCTGATATTTCTGCAGAAGCAATTGAGTTTGCTAATATTTGAGCACTGCCTACTGCGTTAGCAGCTAATTCTACTGCTGTGATACTATTTGCAGTTACTGTAAATGTTCCTACTGCGTCTGCTGTTAATTGTGCTGCTGTAATACTATTTGCTGATATTGCTACTGTTCCAATTGAGTTAGCTGCTATTTCTGAGCTTGTAACAGCGTTAGCTGATATTGCTACTGTTCCAATTGAGTTAGCTGCTATCTCAGAAGAGCCTATCGCTCCTGCTACAATGTTGACTGCGCCGATTGAGTTTGCCGCTATTTCTGAACTTCCTATTGCACCTGCTACTATAGCTGTGGCACCTATTGAGTTTGCTGCTATTTCGCTTGAACCAATAGCGTTTGATACTATTGCTATTGCATTGATTGAGTTTGCTTCTATCTGTACTGCTGTAATAGAGTTATTAGTTATCTGTACACTTGTAATAGCATTTGATCCAACTTCATCATCATTATCTATTTTTACTTTGTTTGTGAATGAAGTGATAGCAAACGTTCCTGAGTTATTAGCTACCTGGGCAAGTATCGCATCTGAAGAAGAATCTATTCTTAGTGCTTGTCTGTATATCTTTTTACTAGAGTAAGCTCTTGAAGGTGCAGAAGTTATCTCCATGCTTGTATTACTTTCTATGTAAGCTACTGTAGAGTAGAATCTTGTTGCTCCTGCATCATCTACTATAACTACATCTCCTGTTTCAAAATCTGTTGTAAATGCTGTACTGCTTCCTGTTATTGTACTAGAACCAGCTGCTAAATTTATTGTTCCGCTTCCTTGAATTATGTCATTGTTTGACTCTCCGAGTCGTTTCATAAATGTGTAATTTACTTTGTTTCCGTCTGAATCTGTTGCAGTTGTATCGGTATGTAAATGTATTGCTTGTAGTGGGTCTGTTCTAGTAGTTCCTCTGGCTAAGTTTGCATCATAGTCAAATACTAGGAAACCTATCTCGCCATTCGCTAGATTATTGAATCCTGCTTGTGTTGTAAAGTTAGTGTTTGCTCCTGCGAAAGCTAATGGATCTGCTCCATTTAAAGGTTGGTAAGAGTATGTTCCACTAGAGAATGTTATAGTACCATTTGAACTGTTAATGTTCTGGACAGCAGTTAGTAATCCACCTTTTACAATAGAGCCATTTAGTCCTGCTGGTACAAGTTCTGCTGAGAACGGTGCCATAGTAGATACATTAAAGTCTATCTTTGTTTGTATATATGAAGATGTTTGTCCATTTGTATTTCTTGTTTGAACTCTTAGTATGTATTCATCTCCAACTACTACATTTCGTATAGTATAGGAAACTTGTTTATCTACATCTATTTTTACAAATTCATCGTGATTTGGGTCGTGTGCATCAGTTTGTGCATTATGTTGTACTCTATATCCTGCTAAATGTTCGTATACATCAGTTAGAACATTACCATCGGTATCTGTTCTTGTTGAAGTAGGAGGTGTCCAAGATAATAAAATATCGTAACCAGATATTCCCGCTCCTACAGAGGAGGTATCTCCACCACTAGGTACTACGGTTGCAGTTAAATTTTGAGGTGCTGGTACTTGTTCTGATCTTTTTGGTTTTCTTAATTCTGCTGGTAGTTCTGGTAGTGCATATCCTCTATCTACTGCATTAAACTTTTTAACATTGTATTCAGCAGCATTAATATCAAAAGTCATTTCTGTACTATTTTCTTTTAATGAAGTAATAAGGTACTGTTTCATATTTCCAGTTACTTCCACCCCTTTATCTGTCTCTCCAGATATGGCATAGATAACTTCTCCATTTGGTACAGAACTAAATGCGCTTGATACAGTTACTGAAGTTGAATTAAAAGAACTTATTGGTTTTGTTTCTACTCTAACATCTTCTGAGTAATGTATTTGTACAAGAGCACCTGCGTCATCTTTAACGTTTCTTGCTTTCTCTTCGTTATCAATAGCTGCTCCAGCTTCATCTAATAGTACTAAATCTCCCTGTCTATAGACTACAGAATTAATTGTTGCTGTCTGTTGAGTTAAATATGCACCACCGCTAGGATATATTAAATGTAATTCATAATTATTTGCTGAAACTAAAGTGCTTGATAAGTCTCTATCTGTTCTTATAACTGTAGTAGTTGAATTAGATGCAGTTGTAACTCTACCACTTAGTTGAGTATTTGTTTCATCTGCGTCTTGAATATTTATAATATCACCAGGCCTTAGAACTGCTCCTGCATTTATTCCTGTTTTAAAACTTACAACTTCTTTTTCTAATCTTTCTGTAAATAGATGCCATTTACCATATCTATGTGCTTGTCCTTGTGATGTACAGCCGAATGCTGTAACCGTTTTTCTAGTTATTCTACCTGCTTTCTGTATTTCATCTATATCTTCTACAACTTCTGTTGCTTGTTTGTAGCTATCTTCTGGGTCAGTCCATGAAACTCTTATTTGATTATGTTTAAATCTTCCTGCTGTTCCTGAGTAGCTAAACTGTCCTTCTACAACATTACCTTTTGTAAAGGTATAAACTGCACCTTTTTGAATATTAGAGCCTAAAGTAACTTGCCCATTGTACCAAATAAGCATACTTCTAATAACAGTTGCAAATTGTTTTAAAGTTTTTAGTGCGTCTTGATTTTTTGCTATGTAAGTGTTACAACTAAATCTTGGCTCACTTCCGCCTTTTCCGTCTGGTACTAATTCATCACAATATTTTGCAATCTGAAACATAGTCCATTTATCGATTTGTGCAAAGTCTCCATTTGGGTCTAAATAATTCCCTAGTCCATATCTTGAATTGGTGAGCATATCCATAAATATCCATACTGGATTATCTGTAAATACTGGCTCGTAGTTTACTTGGTCAGCTGTTTGTGCCAAGTTATTAAATTCCTTTTTATCCCCTCTAAAGTTTCCATCCCAATCTACATAGGCTCCTGTGTCTGCTCCTGTAGTAACGTTTCTTGTATAAGTTGCTACTGTTCGTCTTACTCCTGCTGCGGTATACTCGAATCTTGGAAAATAGTTAGTAGGTACTTTTACCTTCATTCCAAATATTTCATATCCTCTACTTGGAATTTTAGAAAAATCTTCTGCGTCTACTATCACTGCTCCATAAGCAGTATAAGGATATCTTAATTTATCTGTAATAATATTTTCAATAGACTTTAATTGGGAAGCATTAGTTTGTTGCCATGAATTTTCTTTTTGGTTAACTGGTGATAGTCTTTGTACTTTTACTCTATATGCATCGTATGGTTGGAATTCTTGTGTGTTTATTAAGTATGTATATGTAAATCCTTCTTTTGTTTTATCATTAATAATTCCTGACTGAGAACCTTTAGTTCTTGTATTCCCATGATAGCTACTTGTTGCTGTTGCAATAGTTGGTCTACCTACTACTAGGGAATCTGTAAAAGAACTTCCACCATCTCTTGAATATCCAAAGAATATTCTGTGCTCTGCAAAACCATTACCTATAGTACCATTTTCTTTTTGAGATACTAAACCTGAAGGGAAGGCTATATTTATCTTGACTAGATCTATCTCGGAAGGATTACCTATTGACATATTAGCAGAAGTTTTAGTTACTTCACTTGCAGTAGCATTTTCAGAAGGTATATCTAAGCCAAAAGCACTATTTGTGGGGTATCCAGTATTTTGTACTTGGTCTAACGTAGCATTTATTGCAGAGGCTTGTGAGGCACTACCTATTCCAGCTGGAGTAGGTAAATATGGTTGATCTCTTTCTCCTGTTCTGAAAGCAAATCCAAAGTTATTATAATTGTATTGAGGAACTTCATTAGATGTTCTTACAGGACTTGATAGTATTGCAATAGTATTTGCTGTGTCGATTCCTCCACCAGCTGTTAAAGTTGCTCTATTATTGCCTGCGTCGTAACTTGCTACTTTATCTACTAAGTCTAAAAATAAACTTGTATTTGATTTAGTTACTGCTGGAGCTAAGTCTACTCTTACTGCTGAAGTGTTTATAAATTCTGTTATTTTTGTTGCAAGCTGTGTTCCATTTGGTCCAGCTCCGTCTATTCTTAAATACGCAGGAACTATATGTGCAGAAGTATCATACACATCTCCACTTGCAAAAGCCATAATAGAAGTATCAGTTCTAATAATGTTATTTCCTGCAATAGTATCTCCGGCGTTTATACCTTTCTTGGCTGCTCCTAAAATTTGTATCTCTCTAGTACCATCTGTAGTTAAAGAGTATTCAAAGATAGAAGGACTATTATTATCTACTATTATTTTACTACTAGCTGTATATCCTGAGTCTACTGATCTTTGAGGTGAAAAAGTATTATTATTATCTTCTCCTATTACAGGATTATTGTCGAGTCTTATACTTGCTGCTCCACTGACTAATCCTTCTATCGGGCCTTCTGATAGTGCATCATATATTACTGCTGTTTGAGCTGTTGATTTTCCTTGAGTTGTGTATGCCATTATATTATTCCTCTTCTACTGCCTGTCTGTCTATCCAGTCCAAGTTGCCACCGCCGCCGTCACTAGAGCCACCGCCACCAGTTGACCCTGTTCCTGAACTTCCTTCTGAAGGTTTTGATACGAATTTATATCCCATTTGATGTTTTACTCTACGTTGTGTGAATCCGAAATTAGTAACTGCTCCGCCAACTTCCATTTTTCCATAGCAAATTGGTACAGGTACTCCCATTTTTGTTGTATTGACAGGACCGTTGAATAATGAGGACTTTTCTTCATTTAATTCATCGGGGTCATCCATTGTTAATTCTATTATACCTTGTAAGGCTAAGCTCACCCCTGCAGTAAAAGCTGCCGAAGATAGATAACCGCTAAATGATCCGGCAGTACCAGGGAAATAAATGGCAAGGGCTATAAGTATTATTCCTACAATTAGTTTAGTCAAACCACTTTTTGAACCTGCAGGAACTGGAGAAATAATTATATCATCTTTTCCTAAAGTGTCTCCTATATTTTTCATACCTATAAAGTCTTCTCCTTTTTGAACAGTAAACTGAACATCAGAATCTGTACACTCTAGTAAGTATCTTCTAACTCCTCCTTTCATACAGTCGAGTGCATGCATAGCCTCTTGGACTGTGTTGCAGTTAAGTCTATGAGTCTCTCCAAAGAGTTGTCCCATTCTTCCCATTAAGTGTATTGTTCTAGTCATAATTTGGTTCCAAAATATATTGGTCTTTGTCGGGATACGATACGATTAAATATGGTATACCAACGGCGTTACAGTTATCTATGTCATGCTCACTCGGTTTACAATCTCCGTCATAGTGGCTATGGACTACATATAATATTTTCGAATTGAGTTGATATGTAATGAAAGTTTTTGCGTCCATTTCAAATCTATCTTTTTCTTCGGAAATATTTTCGAGAGGAATATAAATTTTATTATTATTTTCCTCTATAACAAGTCCACAACATTCAAACGGGGCACACTGTTCAGCATGTTGAAATATTTCATTCATCACGAGAATGCTCTTGCTCCTGGGAATCCTCCAAACGGAAGCTCTACACTTGTATCTGTAGCAGCTTTTCCTGTGCTGGTTGCTGTACCACCACTAATTGGATTAAACCCAAATCTTTTCTTACATCCTGTAGTAGTCTTACTACACCCATCTCCTCTTTCCCAATAAGGGCCATGTCCTGGAGCTTGATCATCACTTGGAGCTTTTGCTTTCCATACTAATGTTTTACCATTAGTAGAAGAAGTAGAAACATTGTCAGTAAATTTTACATAACTATTATCTCTATCATCTAAAAAGCTAAAGTATTCCGTACCATGAGAGTATGTCGAGTATACTCTGATTCTCTTAAAGTTAGGATTACTATCTGATGGTGTTCCTGGTGAGCTTGTAGCTTTTACGGCTTGCCAGTAGTCTGTTGCAGTAACACTTGAATTAGTACCGTCTGCATTGAATCTTGTAGTTGTTTTAGTAGTCTTGTAATAAGTATTTATAGTTATAGCACCACTAGAATATGTTGTAAAAGAAGTTGTACTTGGTATTATATATTCATCATCTTGATTTACATATACTGTGTACTCTGTACCAGTACCTCCTGTTTTTATTTTTCCTTCTAAGTGCCAATTACACCCACTTTGTGCTTTTTGCCATTCGTCTAAGTGATCACTTGCTCCTTGATACATAAAAGGACATCTCTCCGCTAAGACATTTCTTGCTGGTAGAGTTACTCCTTGTATATCAAAAGGTGCAACTAGTTCAAAAGTCACAGATGCTTTAGATCTTGCTTTAATTCTATCTATTACCCATATAGACCTTGGAAATTCTATAGGAGGACTTGCATCTCCTGTTTCTCCATATAAGTATTTTTTAAGAGTTAATCTTCTAATTGCTTTTAGTCCAATTAGTTCATGATAGTCAAAACCTACAGCGTCACTGAGAGCACTTGTTATATTTGCCATAGTAATTGAAGGTCTAGCAATAGCGCCATCATTCTTTAATTCAAATCCATCTGCTTTTATAGGGAGAGGCACATAAGTACGAATAGTAGAGTTAGTATCAAAGTCTCTCATTCTAAGAGAAGTTGATTCGTCATCATCTATCCCATTAGTAAAATATGCAAAGTTATCTTTTACAAATTCAACTTCATATAATTCTACCAGTTCTGAACCTGGGTCTAATTTCTGTAAATCCTTTACTATTATCTTCTCAGACATTATGCTTCGTATACTCTCCTAAAAGTGCAACTTAGAGAATAGTAATCTGCATACTCCCAAGTTTGTTGCCATTCATCACAAGTAACCTTTACTGCTTTTTCTCCGCCACCTTCATTACTATCTGCATATGTATAGGTAAAAGCAGTTACTCCACCTTTTAGTTCAAAAAAGTCTACTATGTCGTCTATATCTTCTTTTGTTCTTGTTGCAAAATTAATTGAAAATTCTTGTTTTAAATTGTTTATACCATTTGCTAGTCTTTGTTCATAACCGTCACCAAATTGTGTTTTAAATATTGTTGGTGTGTTCTTTCTAGTAAAGCCTTTGTCTGGTCTAAAAGTTGTTGTTCCGTCACTGAATCCTATTGCCATATTATCCTGCTAGTAGCCCTCCTGGTCTTTGCTGTTTGCCTATTTCTTCTAGTACAGCCATATTGATTGCTTGTGCAAATTGTTTTCCTGATTCTGCATCACTAGTAGTATCTGAACTACCATCTGCCATGTTTACATTGATTGTTGTGTTTACTGGGCCGTTATTCTTTCCTTTCATCTCTACAGGTATACTTCTATTATTTGGAAGAGGTACTACTGCTTCTGTACCATGGAGCATTGCTTGATATCCTGAGTTTGGTCCACTTGCTACTCCACCACCTGAATAAGAACGTCCATGTTTAGACATAATTCCACCATCTCTGCCCATATCTCCTGTAAAGAAAGCTCCTATAGCTTTAAAGAAAGTACCGCCCTCGCCTCTTGCTATATCCATTGCCATTTTTGCTCTTTCGTATATTGAAATCATTAATTGAATCTGAGCAACTCTTGCCATTATCTTTGCGGTCTTTTCTTCGTTTCCTGTTAAAGCTCCCATAGCTCCTATAACTCCAGAGAATTGATTTAAGTTTTTACTGAATTCGTCGCTACCTTTTGTTGTGCTTGTTCCAACTGACTCAGCAAATCCGATTTTACCATCTCCTGTTAATTTACCTTCAGGATTTACTAAATCAGGATTATCTGCTTTGAATTTTTCTAAAGCTCCTGGTATTGCCATTTTTAATGCCGTATCAAACAGCTCTTGTATCTCATTAGCTTGTCTAATTACTGATGGATTATCTAAATCTATTAGATCTGATTTAGCGTTCATTGCTGTGTCGGCTTTATTTGTAAGGTCTGTTGCTCTTGTCTGATAAAAAGCTTTTTCTCCTCCTTTAAATACACCTGAGTTTTCAAATGTTTCTTTGCCTCTTAGTCTGTCTATTGTGTTATTGTTTTTATCTACAGTAAATTGGTTATCTACTATCTTATCTTTTAACATATTAGTATAAGATAAAATTGCTCGTTGGCCTCCTGATGTTATATTTGCTATTTTGGTTTCTAACGCTTTGATTTCACCCCCAAGCTTATTCAAGTCTCCTTCCCTATCACCAGCAGTATAGGAGGATAATGGTAATTCTTTCATACTCTTAAATTCTTTTTCTTTTGCATCTTTCTGATTTTTTGTCTTTTGTAGTCTAGAATAATCTACATGATTCATTCCTGTTTTTAAGAAATACGCTTGTGCTTCCTCCATGAATTTAGGATCTTTTTCTGCGGACGCTTTTTCAATACTCTCTGCTGTTGTATACTTACCTAAAGTGTTATTTTCTGCTTGTAAGGACGTAACTCTTGCATCTATCTCACTCATTTTTGCCCCTGCTAAAGCAGACTCACTTCTTAACATATCTACACGAATATTTTTTAAACTTTTGTTTTGAGAATTAAATACTCCTAGTAAAAGATTACCATGAGCATATCCACCATCTTCAATAGCGGCTTTTATTAAATTAGCATGTTTTTCTGCACCAGCAAATATTTCATCTTTAATGCTATCTTTTTGAGGTAGTAATGATCCTATTGTATCTTCTAATAGTTGTTCTGAAAGGAATCCTCCGATAGCATCCGTTATTGTATTTGTGAAAGATTTACCTATTTTTTCAAACTGAGAAGAGTCTCCTCTCATGCCTGCTCCTATAGCTTTTCCTAAATCATTTTCCATTTGTATGTAGACTTTATTGTAAGTTGAAAACATTAAATCAGCACGAGCTTTTTCTAACTTAAATAGCGCTCTAGCATTTTTTATATTTTCTACTTGTATTTCTTTCGTTTTTTGTAACTGTGCTACGGTATTTTTAGTAGTTTCCTCTGATGTAGTATCTAATGATAGTTGTGTATCTTGTAGTTTTTTAACTTCTTTTAAATATTTAATATAAGCAGTTTGTACTTTTTGCATACGGTCAGAAGTAGTTCCACCAGCTAATCCACTAAATGCGCCATCTGATTTTACATTAGCTTCCAACTTTTGTAGATTAATTGCCATCTGTAAATGACCATTATATATTTCGATTCTGTTTGAGGCAGCTTCTAGATGTACCTCATACGATTCTCCCGCCTCGACTAAATCTTTATATGCTTTTACATTACTACTAAGAAGCATTATTAATTCTTGGTATGGTTGTTTAGGTAAAGCTTGAACTAGTTTATTCATAGTTTTTATCATTTCACCATTATTTTGTTTAACTGTTTTTAGAGCTGCTCCTACTGTCATTAAAGTTTTTTCTAATTGCTGTAATTTTGTTTTAGACTCATCTGTTAATCTACCTGTTTTTACTAATTCATCAGAAAATTCTTCAAATCTTTTATCCATAGATATAAGAGTCGTTAACGTAGTGGCAAATTCAAATCCTAGTTTATTAAAAGCGTCTTGATTCATCATAGCGCCTTTTTCTAATACATTCATATTAGTAATCATTCCTGGTATATTAGCACTAGCTACAGCTTCTGCGGCATGCATTAAATTATTATCTTTACCAGTTATTAATCCAGTATCTCTAACTCTTTTCATTTTTAGAAGTTCTTCGTTAAGACCTTTCTGAGAGTTAACTGCTTTATCGACTGCTTTACCATATTTTTCTGCCGCGTCAATTTTATCTTTATTTATAAAAGCCGCAACACCCCTAATAGCCATAACTCCCATTGCAATCATAGATACCCAACCCATGGCTCCCATTGCAAATCTAGACAAAGATGCGAGTCCTATCTTTATTGAATTAAGAGCACCATTTACTCGAACCGCCATTTTAGTGTACTGTATACTCATCGCAGTACCTTGTTGTTTTGCAAAAACTTGGACTTTTGTTGTAAAACCTTGATGGTCTTTAGTCATTTTAGTAAGAATAGTTTTAGAGTAAGCGTACTGCTTATCTGACATATTTTTAAACATTCCAACTCGTCTTGCATGTTGTGAATGTAAATTAGATATTTGTGCTTTATTTAACTTTTCACCATCAGCCATAGCATTACCAATTTTTCCACCACTACGTAGAGTTGGCTCCCCTATCTTCTGTGCAAACTTACGTTGAGAAGGACTTAAATTTGTTATTTGTTCCATTTGAGTTTTAAGTTGGGTTTCTTTTGCTATCAACCTGTTAATTTCTTTTACTCGATCTGAAGCAGCTATTGACTGGGTTTTTCTTAATGCTTCTGTGCTTGGAATCAAACTTGTAATAATAGAAGTAGCAAAAACACCCATTACGAGTGCTGCATTGAATGTATTGGCTGAAATAAATCTGGCCATAGGCTCGGCTATTCCAGCAATAGCTGGTCTTACTTTATTTAACAATTCATCAAAAGCAACTCCAACCTGTGCTAAAGCATTTGCTGTTGGCTCCATGATATCATTAATCTTTCCGAATTTTTCTTCTGCCTGTGTTAGTACTTCTACTGCGACTGCTTGTGATTTTTCATAAATAGATAACTGAGTTTTAGTCTTACCTAGAGTAGCTGCATATTTTGTTGTCGCTTCTTCTAGTCTTAGAATAATACCTAGTTCGTCTAATAGTTCTGGTTCCGCTTTAGTAACACCTCTTACTAATCTGTTGAATGAGTCTGTTACATCTCTACCGAGCGCAACTGAAACTGTAAACGCTGCTTTTGATAACTCATTTAACTGTCCTGCAGATAGTCCCGCAGCTCTACCAATAGCACCGGCTTGTGCGGCTTCCTGGAAAGTAATCATATTTCTAGTAGCGCCCTGTATATCTCTAGCTAAACTTTGATATGCCACTCCAGTAGCTGCTGCAAAAGCCCCTTGACCTTGTTGTAATACACGAAAGTCAGCAGCACCTTTTAGGAATCTAAAGGCTGCATCAAGTGCAAATAAGTTAGCGGCTAAAGTAGCGTAGGCAGGAACAAGTCCCCCTGTGATACCTTGGGACATTTTAGAAAAGTTTTTAGTTGAATTTGAAGATGCTTGTGCAGCACCTTTTAAAGCACGATCAGATGACTGTGCCGACTTCCTGGTTTTATCTAATGCTCCAGATGCTTTCTTTTGATCCTGGACAAATTTGCCAAGACCATCTATAATCATCTTAAGACTTACTTCATGTTGTTGATTTTTACCAGCCATTGTTTACCTTATCTACTAGCTTTCGCCTTAGCTTTTGCTGACATTTCAGCATTTTTTTGTGAGTCTTTGACTCGTTTATTTATACAATTAGAATTTGCGTTTTCTATATGAGCTAAAAAGTAGACAACTGTGCGTTTGTCCTCGATATCAAAAGTATCTAAATAAGTACCTATAGGGCTAAAATCTTTGCCCATATACATACCACTAGTACCATCCCATCTGTCAGTTAGTATGCTGTGTAGCATAAACGACTGTTGTACCTCAATTGGATAATCTCTCATCTCAGGAGGCATTTTATCGGGATCGGGATCTTGATTTAGTTGCTCGCAGACTGCAAGGTATTTATCTAAATCAATATCCTCAGAAAATTGTTTTTTAATCAGCCCAAGTATTCCTTCTACTTGGTCTTGGTAAAATTTTCCAGTTCACCGACAGTTTCACTTACCCACTCATCGAAATCACTAGAGTTCTTCATAAGTAACTCTGCATTTTCGTTGTTCCAGACTAAAAAGTCTTCAGGTTCTAACTGGCTAATATCTACTAATAGAAGCTCTTCTAAGTATTTATATTTTAAGCCTGACCAGCCTTTTATGATTGCTTTGCAATATTCAGTTAAGAATTTATCATTATCTAGCTGTTCTTCGTATGCCCTTGTCTTTTTATTGAACTTTTGTGATACACTTTTATTTCTAAGCTTTAGCAATTCTTCTCTTGCTAAATAAGTGAGTTTTACGCTGAAGCCTTTCAGTCCTGGAAAGTCTACTGCTACTGTCTTGCTTGGAGTTAATAAACTCTTAAGCGATACTACTGGTTTTATGTTTTCTGTTGTCATTATTAATTCCTATTTAAAAAATATGTGGGGAATGACTTCCCCACACACTTCGTTATTATTAAGCTCCGACGTAAGTAACTTTTACTTCGTTGGTAGCGTCT